TTAGACGGTTTCTGGCTTAGAGGCGGGGTCGGGTGCGGGTTCGCCGCGCTCGGCCCTGTTTTTCTCTATGCACGAGTAAGCGGCGGTAACTGCAAAACCCATCCCGCAGGCGCAGGCGAAGAACCACACAATAACGCTCCCGACGATGGGGGATATCGGTGTGATGGATACCGCGATACCTGCTCCGCAGGCGATGATTCCGCAGATGCAAGAGGCAATGTAGGCGTCCGCGACCTGTAATGAACGGGGGTCTTCACGCAAGATGATAAGCAGCTTAGAGCCGTAAGCCAGTAGGTGAATAAGGACTCCGCAGAGGATCACCCAGTACGCGATAAGCCAGAGGTCGACGGGCATTTGAAAGAAGTCAACGATATAGGTGTCGGCGGCGTGGCTAAGTGAGAAGACGCAAAGCATTAAGGGAATGCAGAGTGTCGCGGGCAGCTCTACGAATAGCTTGAATGAACGTGTTAGGTGCGTACCCTCGTCTAATCGCCCTAGAGCGTTTAACACGATTGTGGATGCGGCGACAATGTAAAGATCATGCCCTATATAGTCTTCTAGGTTGTAAATCCCTAGCACGCTATGGATTGGTTTTCCGACGTGTTCAGATGCCCATGGCGACATGAGGATTACTGCGCAGCCTTGGAGGACGAGGTTGAATGTGGCGGCGCGTTCGTAGGTCTGGTTCCAGGTGGTGCGACGGACCCACAGGCTGAAAGCGATCGAAAAAAGGGTAGCGAGTATCAACGTTGATGCGGACATGTGGTGGTTTCCCCAGTGTGGTTGGTCGGTCGTGCTGACAGCAGAGTAAGCAAACCGCGTATATCTGTCAGCCGATTGGTGATCTTGCCCCCGACACCCCGCTTAGAGGGGCGGCTTGCTCTTGGCGGTCTTGACCCGTCTGTCGCGTTGGGTCATGGCTACCTCCTTTCGGCTAGTTGTCATCGTAGGGTGGCCGGATCGGTGCTTTCGCAGGTATTCGATGGCCTCGTCGTCTATGAGACCGAAGTCGTAGTGCAGCCCCGCCGGAACGAGGTCGAAGTATTCGGCTATGGCCGTCAGTTCCTCGAAATTCGGGAAGTCGTCTCGGGGGGCTAGCTTGCGGCTGTAGTCAGCGGCAGAGAGCCCAAGTGCGGCGGTTATCTCATTCTTCTGCACGACTCGACCTAGCTCGTCAGTCAGCGCAACTTGTATGTCTTTGCCTCTGCTGTTCGTACGCATGCGAGAACCGTACAGCCACTTTCGGTTGTGGGCAACCTCTTCCACCTGGGAGCATATTGTTACGGAATCCGTGAGACACAACCAGAAACGGTTATACACTTGCAATTTTGGAAAGCCTCTTGCTAGGGTTGGCAGCGTGCCGAAGACCACACCAGACATCCGATGGAATCACGAGAACATACGAAACCTGATGACACGCAACAGGATTCGCAATCGGGAAGACCTGGCTAGGGAGATCGGGGAGCCGCCCACCAACGTACGGAGGGCCTTCACGACGAACTGGCAAGGAACGCCCACAGTCCGCATGATGGCTGCCCTCTCCTACAAGTTCAATACGCCGGTAAACAACCTGATTACCGACCCGCGCCGGACCCGTACGGCGGTAAGGGTCACGCGATGACGGTGGTTCAGGCAATCACCGCAGAGCCGGTGCTAGTGCCAAGGCTCCAAGCGGCAGAAATGATCGGACTGTCACCACGAGAGTTCGATGACGTACGCCGCGCAGGAAAGATTTTCACCAAGCAGTACGGACGAAAAATCCTCGTCCCGATGGACGAACTTAAGAAATTCGCGGAATCGCTTCCGTGGGACAAAGTGTAAGGACCGTGAAAATGCGAGTAGTTCAGAACTTGGATACCGAATCCCGCCTAGCCGCTGTACTGACCACGCTAAGCGACATTAAGGAAATCGCGGCGTCACATGAAGATCCGGTAGAGCGTGGATACGTCGTCCACCGCGTTACCGACGAGCTGACCCAGTGGCTTCCGTCCACAAGCTTTGACAGTCTGTCCACGATTGCCAATGCCATTGTCGACAACTTGTGTGAAGTGAACTTGCTTCCGTGCGAGTTTGAAGAGGATGAGCCTATTGGTTTCGAGATTGTCGAGACCCACGAGTTTTCGATTGTTCCCCTACATAGGGGATAATTGAACAAATGGGTATCAGAAGTAGAGTTGTCCGGGTGCGCAGGATCATAAAGGTTCGCCTGTACCGGCTTGCCGCCCGATTCAATCTGCTTTTGACAGAGCTGTTTTACCAGTTCTAGACCTACCAACCACGAAAAACTTTACAGCAGACCATACGAAGTATCCCCGTTGTCGGGGCTCCCGTGTCTTTGTCCGGGTGGACGTGCGATTCGCCGTCAAGTTGAGGTCGCAATGAATATTGTGTGCTTTCACAACGGGAGCATAAAGCCTAATGGTATGGGCGGAACCTGTATGGGTTCTTAGCCCTGACTCGCGTACCGACCTGTACGCGGAGGTAGATAATGGCCGGTTTCCTGTTGTGAGGATGCGCGAGGCAGGTATTTGGCTGCCACACCCTAGTGACTTATCCAATTGCGTTAGTCGCTGACTGTGAAGGGTGTTTCGGGTTCGATTCCCGACGCGCAGCTAGTCAGCCGGGTAGAGCGAGCCTAATTGGAAACAGCGCTATTCGTGGTCATGCGCCTGTTTGTAGGTGGGGCTTATTGCGGAGTCTCCACGCTACCAGGCTTCCGCTCCCCGGCTGACGCTCTTATCTAATCCATTTAGATGCGTAGAGAGGTTCGTGAAATGGCTATCAATCTTGGTAAACCGACCGGCCCCGCTCTCCGTGGGATGACTGCCGAGCAGAAACGCATGCTCAATTCTTGGCTCACCATGGCGCTCGTTACACCGCCTGATCGACGTGAGCCAATGCCGCTGGACTACACACGCGCCCTAGCTGGAATCGCTAAGCGACGAGGTATCCGCGTGATCCTTGATGGCCGTGACGGTTGTTCTAATCCGCGCGTGCCCGGCGTTACCGCTAATGCAGTTCGGAAAGTACGCGTGAGGAGACCGTGGGCATGAAATTAGCAGAGGGATTCACGTTTAGCAGGCATGCGCTTGCGCGGGCGTTGGATATGCAAGTCGACCCGCGCCAACTGCGGTTGACGCTGACGAGCCCTGAGCTTGTCGAGCAGGCGAGTGATCATCCGGGACGCCGTTATTTCAAGCGCGACAAGTTATCGCTTCTCGTTTCCGCTGACGGAACCGTTGTCACGGTTATGTGGCGGGATGACAAGGGTTGGAAAAAGGATTTTCGTCGCGGTTCATATGGGGGCCGCGAGTTGAGAGAAGGGAATGTAAGTGTTTGAGTGCCCGCTTGGGTGTGGTCATTCGTATTCAGAGGAGTACCAGTTGCATTTGCATGGCTGGGCTTCTGAGAAGGGTTATCTGCCGGATTGCGGTAAGGGTAAGTCTGGTTCTCGTGTTCACCCTGGCGCGGACGCTAAGGGTGCGAGGTGCAAGTCCGGCTGGCATAAATGGGGCAATTGGCATACGCCCGCAAACAATACTGATCTCTTACGGCCATTCGCTAAACAGTGGCGCAAATGCATAAAGTGCGAGAAAGTGGAAAGGGAATATGCGCCGTGAAAGATCCGAACAAGATCATGGTTGCCGGGGACTGGCACGGCGATCCGTACTGGGCCACTAAGGCAATCAAGCACGCCGAGGCTAACGGCGCTAACGTGATTCTCCACGTGGGCGATTTCGGATTCTGGACACCGAGCGAGCGCACCTACATGTATCTGCTGGGCATTAATCAGATGCTTACGGAGCGCGGCATGGTGTTGTTCTGGGTCGACGGTAATCACGAAGATCATTCGCAGCTTGACGAATGCAACGTGCCGGGCGGCATACCGACGATGTTCGGTGACCTTGACCGTATCCAGCATCTTCCCCGTGGGTACCGCTGGGATTGGTGGGGCCTGACGTTCATGGCGTTGGGTGGGGCGCATTCGGTGGACCGTATTGTGCGTCGTGAGGGCGTGGACTGGTGGCCGGGGGAGTTCCTTTCACCTGAGCAGGTCGAGTACGCGTCACGGCCGGGAAACGTGGACGTGATCATTGCCCACGATGCGCCGCGAGGCGTGAATATTCCGGGCATCGGCACGGAGACTAAAGGGCAGTATTTCCCGGAGCCAGATTTGATTCTGGCTGGTGAGCATCGGGCGATTGTTCGCGAGATTGTCGACGCGACAGACCCGGCTCTGTTCATTCACGGGCATTACCACGTGAAGTATCGCGCTGATCTGCTGCGGCCGAATGCGACGACTACGCGGGTATTCGGTTTGGACCGGGACAATTCGAGTCTTGCTGAAAACACCATGTTCCTTACGCCGGACAACATAGAGGCTCGCAAATGAAAAGTCAGTATGCCATACGTCGTGAATCGATCCTTAACTTTCTAACCCATTATGTGGGTGAGTACGGTTGGGCTCCTAGCTATCGGGAGATATGTGACGGCACTGGAATTAAGTCCACATCCCAGATACCGCCGTTCTTGGACTCGCTGGAAGCCGATGGATATATCCGGCATCGGCCGCGTGTATCTCGCGCTATAGCCCTCTTGTATTAGGTGAAGTGATGAGAGTACTTGCACTATTCGCAATTGTCATGGTGGTGGCGTTCGTCATCTATTCGGTGTACGCGATTATCCACCGTTTCATGCTGATTCACATTCTTGAGGGAATCGTGGACCCGGTTAGGTTCCTGTCTCGTAAAGAGCGCAAGGAACATGCCCGGAAACTGCTGGCGCGTGAGCAAGCGGAGTACGACGTAAAGGTTACAGAACGCGCTATCGAACTAATTAAGCAACAAACAAATATCACCCTACCTGAAAGGTATTCCAAGTAATGAAGCGTAATAAGGCTCTCGCTATCGGTTTCGCTGCGGCGGCGGCGCTTAGCTTGTCGGCGTGTGCGACACAGATTCCGGCCGGTGAGATGGCGGTGAAGGTTGACGACTACGCCTTTATCCCGACTGCCCCGAAGATCATTGGTTGCATGCAGCCGGAGACCTCGGAAATGAATCCTCCGGGCGGTTTCAAGGCTTACCGTTACCCGGCCCGGCAGATCAGTTGGGACGCGACCGGCGCGGACGGCGCAGAGCGTAAGCCCTATGTGGTGGTGTCGAGTGCGGAGGCGCCGGCTGAGTTGAAGGTTCCCGTGGTTGTGACCATGGATTTGACCTCGGATTGCGACAAGCTGTCTCAGTTCCACCGGGATTTCGGCACCAAGTATCAGGGCTGGCTTAACGATGATGGCACGCAGTCTGCCGGTTGGGTGCAGCTCGTTAACTACGTGGTGGGCCAGCCGTTGGAGCAGACACTTACGTCGGTGGCGCAGAAATTCACGTGGCGTCAGATTTGGAATGACGAGAAGGTGCGTATCGAGTTCCAAAACGCACTCAAGAACACCCTGCCGGGCGCGTCTAAGGCTCGCACCGATGGACAGGAGTATTTCACTAATTTCCAGGTGACGGTGATGAAGCCGGAGCCGGTTGACGCCGCGTTGAAGGATGCGATTAACCGGGAGCAGTCAAGCGTGGCGGATGCTAACGCTAAGAAGGCTGCCGCTGATGCGGAGGTTAAGGCGGCTCAGTCGCAGACCGAAGTTGCCCGGCAGAAGGCTTTGCAACAGCAGGCCACTATCGCGGGTTACCCGGATATCGAGTCGTACCTGCGTGACCAGTTGATTGCTAAGGGCGGTAACCCTTACCAGCCGACTTATGTTGTTCCGCAGCCTGCGCGATGACGCGAGTAAAGATGCTGGTAGCCGGTGGCGTTATCGCTGCCGGTCTTACCGGCGCTCTGGTCGGATGTGCGACTGCCGATAACCAGTCCATCTCCGGCCCTGACCAATTCACCACTAAGACCATTCGTTCTGGCGGCAGGGACATTCCTTGCATTGTCTGGATTACCGAAGGCGCAAAAGCAGGTGGCATTTCCTGCGATTGGAGTAACCGAAATTGAGCAAGAAACTGACTAGTACCACTGGCCTTACGCGGGCAATTCCGATGGATCAACTTGTGTACTCGGCTAAGGTGACCGGCCGGAACCTCGGCGCAATCACCTACATGTTGTCGCTGTCCTGCGAAAAGAAGTCCAAGCTTGGACAGTTGACGGTGAGCTTTAACGAGGACGGTTCGCTTAAGCGGCTTAAGTTCCGTGGAACCGGGCTGGTTGTCCCACCGGGTAACTATCTGGTGTTTGTACCTAGCACGGGCAATGTTCACATGATGTCCGCTAAGGACTATGAGCGTGTGTTTGGGGAGATTGAGGAATGACGACGTTTCTAGATGAACTGCTGCGTGAGGATAACCTGACGCTGACTGAGAACGGCGCGGTGACGAACAAGTCAAGCCTTAACGCCGTGGTCGATTACTTTGCGGCTGCTGGTGCTATGCGGGATACCCCTGCGAAGGCGGCAGAGCTTTTCGAGAAGGCTTTCTTGGAAGATCCGCAGACGGCAGTCCGCACGATGTTCTATCTGCGTGATGTGCGCGGCGGGCAGGGCGAGCGTGCCGTGTTCCGTGAGTGCTACCGCAGTCTGGCCGCGATGGCTCCAGCGACGGCGGAAGCACTGCTCGTGCATATCCCGGAGTACGGCCGTTGGGATGACGTGTTTTACGACGGCTCGAATGTGACGCCGGGTATCTCCGCGCTCATCGGGGATCAGCTTGTTAAGGACGCCAAGGACTTTAGCGAGGGTAAGTCGGTGTCGCTGCTCGCGAAGTGGCTGCCGTCCGACAAGTCCAAGGCGCGTAAGGATCTGGCGATCAACCTGCGTAAGGCTATCGGCTTGGATCAGCGGAAGTACCGAAAGGTGTTGTCGCGTCTGCGGTCTCGTATCTCGCTGCTTGAGCACGACATGTCGGCTAAGCGGTGGAAAGAGATTGATTGGGGCAAGCTGCCGTCGCGCGCTCACAAGACGCACGTTAAGGCGTTCTACCGGAACACTCCGGCCGAGTATCAGGCTTATCTTGATTCGGTCGTTAAGGGTGAGGCGAAGGTGAATGCGGGCACGCTGTATCCGTACGAGCTGTACGACATGGTTCACGCGGGCCAGGCGAAGGCGGCAGATGCCTTGTGGGCCAATCTGCATGACTACACGCGCGGTAACGATGGGATCGTGCTGGCTGACGTGTCCGGGTCGATGTGGGGCCGTCCTATGTCGGTGTCGGTGTCGCTGGCGCTCTACTTTGCCGACCGCAACCAGGGGGCGTACAAGGATCACTTCATGACGTTCTCGTCTACGCCGAAGCTTGAAAAGGTGACCGGCCGGACGCTCAGTGAGCGGATGAATGCGATTCAGCATTCGACCACCTGGTGCGGCTCTACGGACCTGTTCGCAGCGTTCCGCGCCATCTTGGAGGCTGGTAAGCGGTCGGGTGAGGTTCCTAAGACGCTGTACGTGGTGTCGGATATGGAATTCGATGCAGCGTTCGGGCTTGGCCGGTGGGGTCGACAGCCGAGTGCTTCTGCGACGATTTTCGAGACCGCTAAGCGCGAGTTCGCGGACGCGGGCCTTGAACTGCCTCACGTGGTGTTCTGGAATGTGAATGCGCGGAACAGTAACTACCCGGCGCTTGCGCACGATGGGCATGTGACGTTGGTTTCCGGTCTGTCGCCAACCGTGTTCGGTATGGCGGTGGAAGGTAGGTCGCCTGCGGAATTGGTGCAGGATGTTGTGAATGGGCCGCGTTATCAGCAGATCGTTGTCTGATCGTTTGGGAGTGTACCCCTGATGCGGTATTGTTTAGCTTGTGGGCGCGAACAGCAATCACACTCAACTTTCACATTTAAGAAAAATAGAGTGCGCCCAGTTAAAAACTTTGTGGACCCATACAGCGATTACTTACCTTGCATATAGGAAAGAACGGGTCCAGTTTTGCGGTCGGGAACACTAGCAGCAATCTAAAGATAACTGTTAATTGGTAACTGTTTAAAACAGGTGCTCCGTTAAGCCGCGAGCCCGGTCAGCCTTTGGGGGGTGCTGACCGGGCTTTTTTGTACCCCAAACAAGAATTAGGAGTAACCCGATGGGCTGCACAAACGTCATGGTCACAACGATTGACGGCAAAACGGAAAGTTACACAGAGGTTGAGCAGATTGATACCGACTCTGCCGGAAACCTAGTCATGAGGCGCGGAGCGCTCTGCTGGGTGATCAACCGTAACCAATGGACCAAAGTCATCTCAGTTGATGACGACGATAACGGTAAGGAATAACGACGGTGGGGAGTGACTGATTACAGCATTGTTAGGGATTTCTGGGGTCGACCTTTCGTAACCCAGAACGGCGAGAAACTACAGTACGCGCCGGGCCGCAAGACGCCGGTTAACGCTAAGGCTTATACCCGGATTTCCACGCTTGCCGGGACGCTGGACGATAAGTCCGGCTTGATGGATTGGTCATCGGCTCGCGCCATGATGGGCATTGTTAAGTCCAAAGCGCTGTATGCGCAGTTGGCACACCTGGTGTCCGCGCATGAAGATCCGTGGGCTGTACCGGCCGCTAAGAAGCCGCTGAAAGAGCTTGTGGAGCGTGCCCGGTCTCTAGGTGGCGCGGATGATGCGAGCGGCATGGGGACAGCGTTTCACGGCTTGTGTGAGGTGCTGGATGGCGGCGAGAAACCGCAGTATGTGCCGCGCGAGTTGGAGCCATGGATTGCGGCACGGCAAGCGCGTCTTGAGGATTTCGATCCGGTGCTTATTGAGCCGTTCATTGTGAATGACGGTGTGCAGGCTGCCGGTAATCCCGACCGTTACTTGCTGCACAAGCCGACCGGGACTGTGTATGCGGCTGACGACAAAACCGGGTCTAGTGAGCCTGATTTCCCGTTGCAGGTGACTATTCAGGTCGCGATTGCTTCTCGTGGTGTCTTGTATGACCAGGAGTCGGGTAAGCGGACGCCGATTAAGTGTGATCAGTCGCGGGGGCTGCTTATCCATACGCCTATTCGTGAGGATGACCCGCGTTGTGAGTTGTATTGGCTGGATTTGGATAAGGGTTGGGAGTTGGCGCAGTTGTCGGCACAGGTTCGGGATTCCCGCAAGATTCCTAAGTTGATGAAGGTTTAGATGGTTATTGCGTTTGCGATTTTCTTGCTTGTGTTTTCGTTTCTGTTGGTGGCTGCCTGATGGGGCCGCTTGGGTGGATCGCTATTGCGTCGGTTTCGCATGCAATCTTGTTTTGGTCTCTGGAAAGGCGTGGATGAATGTCTCTGATTGGTGAGAATCTGATCCGCACGGTTCGTAGGATTGCGGCGGCGAATCCAGATTTCGTGTATGAAGCTCAACCGGACCCTGTATTTCCCGGTGGTCGTCTTTGTAGGTATGTGCACAACGGCGAGCCGTCATGCCTGATTGGTAAGGCGTTGTGGGAACTCGGGCTGATTAATTCAGTCTTTGAGACAAACGCGAAAAATGTCAGCGCGTTCGGCCAAATCTATAAGGGTCTGGGTTTGGCGCTTGATCACTGGGAGCTTGATTGGCTGATTGAGGTGCAGCGGGCGCAGGACTTCCAGACAGCTTGGGGACGTGCCGTCGAGTCGGCTGACGTCAAAGTGCGTGATAGGAAAGCGAGAATTGATGGTTGATATGGCAGAGGACGAAGTAAAAGACGATCCGGTGCCCACCGTGTTTGAGGCGTGGAGCCGGGTTATGGAAGACGTTCGGTCCATCGCTAAGGAATCCCGGAACGCTCAACAGGGATTCAATTTCCGTGGCATTGATGCGGTGATGGACGCCGTTGGCCCGTCGCTCCGTAAGCATGGCGTGACCGTGATTCCGATTGCAATTGAGCACGAGGCGGAACGGTACGAGACCGCTAAGGGCGGCAAGATGGTTAACCGGCTCGCCAAGATGCAGTTCACGGTGTTCGGGCCACGCGGCGACCATTTCGGCGGCGTCACCTACGGCGAAGCTGCCGATTCCGGCGACAAGGCGATGACTAAGGCCGAGTCGGTGGCGTTGCGTACGTTTCTGTTGCAGGCGTTGATGATTCCGACTGGTGATCCGGACCCGGATGCCGAGTCGCATGAGCGGGCACCGTCCCGTCCAGCCGCTAAGGCGGCACCTGCTGATGTGGCGCGCGACGAGCTGAAAGAGCTTGCGGGCTCGAAGGGCTGGGATTTGCAGCAGATCGCGGACAGGTTCAGCAAGGACAACGCGGGCCAGACGCTTAAGTCGGCGCCGGCCGACGTGGTTAAGGCATTCACTACCGCGCTGCGTTCAGGATTGGTGACTCTCGATGGGTAAAGCGTGGTGGCAGGCGTTGGTGCCTGACTGTGAGCAAGGGTGCGGCGATAAGGCCACACACGCGGTCGGGTCATTCGACCATCTGCTGTTGTGTGGGCCGTGCCTTACTTGGGGCCAGATTCGGCGTCTGTGGCACAAAGAGCCGGTGCAGGTGATCTGATGGCGGAACCAACTAATCCGGTCGAGATTGAGTCTCGTATCCGCGACGTGGTGTCGTATATCGCTAAGGGTTCGGCTGTGGTTCGCAATGCCCGTGATGAGTATTTGGCGGCTAAGCGTAGGTATCAGCTCGCGTTAGCGACTAAGCGTCAGGAATGTTCGGGTTCGCGGTCTGATCGTGAGGATATGGCGTTGATCGCTAACGCTGATCTGTGGGAGCAGATGGACGTGTGCGAGGTCACGATGAAGTATGCGCAGGATAAAAAGGATGACTTGGAAAAGGAGTTGTCTGGTTTGCAAACGTCTGCGCGTTTGATCATGCAGGAATATAACGTCTCGGGAAGGGGCTAGTGAAGTGAAAATGCCAGACCCGCCCGAGGGGCATGAGTGGGGAGTTGAATTAGCTTCCGATCACATGATCAGACTGAGCTTGTATGCGCTACCGGAAATGTCGGAAATCTTGGGTAATTTCGAGGTGGCTTGCGAGTCTGAGCGGGAATATCGGCAGGACGGTGTGCCGGGAATGATCGTTGCGATGGCTGAGCGGATATTAATTCGTTTCGAGACTGCTAAGCGCGTTAACGACATGTTGGGTATCCCCGTTCAGGTCCGGTGAAATTCCGGGCATGGGATAACTGCCCAGCCTGCGGGGACTTTAACGTCCACTGGCTAGAAACCGTTGACAAAGTAAACGAATTCATCCTAGACGAAATCCCGCGCATCCCGCTTGTTCAGCAGGAGACGCGCGGCGCATTCACGTACCGATACATGTCAACGGGAATCCAGCCGATCCAACGGCAACTAATTGATTACGAAGTAATGCGAGTGTGCCGTAAATGCGGGTACCGCTGGGGTGTCCCCTCTGAATGAAAGGCTAAACATGAGCAAGACCATTACCTTGGAACTGTCCGCTAAAGAGGCTGGCATTGTAGCGAGTGCGCTTAACGCATTCGCGGTGCTGGCGTTCGACCCGAAGGTGCTCGAAGAGCATTCCGCTGATTCTATTGCGAACTTGATTGGGACCATTACGGGTATCAATAAGCGGATTGGCGATGCGGCATATGCGCAGATTGTTGACCTGATCGGTAAGTGAATGAAAAGCAGTGCCGCAAGATAGTCCAAGAGCGCTCAGAGGGGTTCTGTGAACGCTGCTGCCGCGCTGTAGGGCTGTCTATGCATCATCGCAAGAAACGCGGCCAGGGTGGTCCGTGGAGTCCGGAAAACATAGTCGCGGTCTGCGGCTCCGGCACCACGGGCTGCCACGGCTGGATTGAACATAACCCCGACGCTGCGGCTGCCGAGGGTTTCCATGTGCGGCCTTGGCGGGAACCGGCAGAAGTGCCGTTGCTTAGGCGCGGCTCGGATTGGGTGCTGCTTACTAAGTTCGGCAGCCTCGTAACTCAAGAGGTGCTTTTCTGATGCGCAAGCTATTCGCGGTACTGGCGTCGGTTCTGCTGGTGGCCGGTTGTTCGCAAATTAAGTCCGGCACGGTGGTTGATAAGCATTATTCCCCGGCGTGGACTCAATACAGCACGACACAACAGTGCTCCGGCACCGGCAATAACCGGATATGTATTCCGATCATCACGCCGACTTACTGGCCAGAAGAATACGAACTAAGGCTTAAGAATAGCCGTGAAGAGGGTTGGCGGAATGTGACCCCGGCTGAGTATGACCGTTACAAGGTTGGTGACAAGTATCCGTGACAGACGGGCTATTCGATATCCCCGATGACGCCTACTTGATTCCACCGGCTGCCGAGACATTAACCAGGGGTGAGCGCCGTAAGCGGCTGGTTCAAACCCGAATCATGCGCGGCGAGCATCCGCTAGGTAAGTCAATTCGACTGCACGAGGACGCGGCCAGAGAGCGCGGCGGCGACGGACTGACATGTGGCGATTGTGAATACCGGGTTGTTACCGGGCGGGGATGGCCTAAGTGCCTAATGCCGCTACAGGTCGGGGAACGGACTGTATATCCCCGCGAGACGGGTTCGGAATCGTCTGATGTGCGGGCCTGGTGGCCCGCGTGCGCGGGATTTAAAGCGAAGGGTGACGAGTGAGTGATAACGGCAGGATTGACCGTGAATTCTGGGATCACCCGAAAGTAAAAGCTGCCGGTAACGCAGCAATCGGGCTATGGGCGCGCACTAACTCATGGTGCCGCTACAAACGCACAGCCGGGCACATCACACCCGACGTGGCGCTAGAGCTGGGCACCCAAGACGAGATAGACGCTCTGGTACGCGAACGGCTATGGCTGAAAACCAGCTCCGGCTACGTGATGAAGGACTACGCGGACTGGAATGACGACGTGGAACCGGACACCGTTGCCGGGGCCATGGTGCGCGAGGTCGTGCCGGTCGAACACCCATCCGCTATCCGTAAGCAACTGGCCAGGCGAGCCGCCGAACTTATCGCGGAAGGCATCGACCCTGACCACGTAAAGCGCGGACTAGTGCTGTGGACGGAAAAGGATCTATCGCCGTCTCTACTGCCGTCGCTGGTATCGCAAGCCATGAATACCCACAAGCAGAATCAATCGCTTCTGAATGTGCTTAGGGACTGCTGGCGTACGGGTGACGTGAGTCCGCTTAAACCGTTTGGGTTCATTTTCACAATCCCCGATCTGCCGTCCGGGATTGATGCGAGCGAGCGCCGTGACCTTATCCGTGAGGCGCAAAAGGCGTGGCTGCTCGAAGTTAAGGAAAGGGTTAAGTGACTGATCCGGAAACCATTCCGAATGATCTTTTAGCTGAGCAATCCGCACTTGGCGCGATGATGCTTAACGAAAAGGCATTAGCTCAGGTATCGGAAGCGCTTAAGCCGGAAGATTTCTATCGCCCTGCCCATGCCACGATCTTTACCGCGATTATCGCCACTTGGCTTTGTGGTATCGATGTTGATCCGGTGACCGTGGCTGCGGAGCTTGACAAGATGGGCAAGCTAAAGAATATCGGCGGGGCACCTTATTTGCACACGCTGATGTCTGCGGTTCCGACCCCTGAATATGGGGTGCAGTATGCACAGATTGTGGCCGGTAAGGCACGTTTGCGCAGGCTTGGCGAGTTGGGTGTTCGGCTACGTCAGTTGGCGTCGAACGATACGCCGATAGAGGACATGGACGCGGTTGTTGCGCAGGCTGAGAAGTTCTTTCGGGAGACTCAGCAGTCCGATAAGTCGGCGCAGGATTTCGACCAGCTCGTCACGTCATGGAATGCCTGGTATGAGGGTGAGGCCGGTAAGGCTATCCCTACGCCGTGGCCTGCCCTGAACAACGTTCTGAGTGGTGGTCTACAGCGGGGCCGGGTGTATGTGGTTGCTGCACGTCCCGGTGTCGGCAAGAGTGTCGCTACGACGCAGCTAGCCCGGCATGTGGCGTTCTACAACTACAAGTCCGTAGTGATCTCGCTGGAAATGTCAGCGAATGAGGTTATGACCCGCATTCTGGCGCAGGGCGCGGACGTGAACCTGACGGACCTAACGCGCCGGAATCTCGACATTGAGAGTTCCGAACGGGTCGCTAAGTTCACTAAGGAAAACGAGGGCCTGCCGTTACAGATTGTGGATCGTGAGTCGATCACGGTAGAGCAGATCGTTGCGCATTGTCGCGCGGCCGGACCATTCGATGTGATCGTGGTCGACTACCTGCAATTGATTGAGCCATCCGATAAGCGGGTGTCTCGGCAAGAGCAGGTGTCGCATTTCAGCCGGACATTGAAGATGGCGGCACGGGAGCTTAACGCTGCTGTGGTAGTCGCGGCGCAACTAAATCGTGGCCCTGTTAAAGACGGCAAGCCGCGTGCCCCGACGATTGCGGACCTACGCGAAAGCGGAGCGATTGAGCAGGATAGCGATTGCGTGATTCTTTTGCACACTAACGAGGATGACCCTGGTTTTGTGCAGATGATCGTGGGCAAGAATAGGCAGGGAAAGTTGGGGGATTTGGTTATGCAATTCGAGGGAAATTACGCCCGCATCACGCAATGAGCGTTGATCAGTTGATGTCCGGTGTCGAGGGGCATTGGACGGATGAGGCGCTTTGTGACGGCGATTCCCGATTCACTCAGCCGCGCAGGTTACTTACCAGCGGTGATTTTGACGATATGCGGTTTATGTGTTCTGTCTGTCCGGTTATTGAGAGGTGTGAGATATGGGCGGCTACGGCGGTGCCTGGGGGTGTGACTGATGTTTGGGCGACGGGATTCTACCGACAAGAAACAGGCGTTAACGACGAATAGCGTGAATGAGACAGAACTTGTCTCGGCGCTCATCTTGAAATACGTCCACGTCTACCGGGGCGGTATTAAAACTATGCCGTCTATTGATACTGCGGAGTCGGCGGCTAAGCATATCGTCGCCACACTTAATGGCTCTAATGGTTCTGATATCGAGGATCGGATTATCCGCTTGGAGAAGTGGGCTAAGGGTGAGGCGGTGGAGTGGTGATTTGTCCGCGCTGCGAAAGATATGCGTATCGCATGTACGGCGATATCTGTGACCAATGCGACGACGAAGACTATTACGAGTCGCTAAGTCATTATGACGATGACGAGGAATACAGCCGTGATTGACGACGAGGATTTCCCGGTTGGCGAGTATCCAGACCTTGCCTGGTATTGGGATCATCCGCGCGCTGATTGCGGAAAGAAAGACTCACATCGGGCTAAGCCTGGCGAGGTTGTCGAATGGGCCGTAACAAATCTTAGGGGTAGTGACAAATGACCGTGTATCTCAAAGCTTACATAGAGGGCCAAGGCACCGTTAACAATGTGGCTGAGCCTTTCCAGTTTCCGGGTGGCGAATGGCACCTACGGAACCTGCACGATTTCGGCGACACGCGGGTCACATGGATTGCCGATGTCCGGGGCGCGGACCCTAACGACCTCGTTAAGGCCGCGCTCCTGGGGCAGCATGCCCGCGACCGCAGGATGGGCGACGGATTCGTGCTCATGCTCCCTTACGTTCCTGCGGCTCGCGCCGACCGAGGAACGCCGCTGGGTGTCGCGGCATACGCGCAGATCGTTAACTCGCTTCATGCCGATCAGGTGATCGGGGTTGACTTGCACTCGCGGCCAGCTTGGGACTGGACAGTTGATCTGGCCGAACTGCCCGCTACGGCGTTCGTTGACAGGGCGTTGATGGGTCGCACCTACGACGCCGTTATCGCACCGGATAAGGGCGCGCTTCCGCGTGCAGAGGCGATGGCAGAGCACCTTGGGTGCTTAGTGGTGCGCGCCGAGAAGGAACGCGATTTCGCCACCGGGAAGATCACCGGAATGCGGATGCTCGACGCGACACCCGCGAATTGGCGCTACCTGGTAGCAGACGATATCTGCGACGGCGGCGGAACCTTCATCGGCTTAGCTCAAATGCTCAACCTGCCGAAAGAGCAGGTTGACTTGTGGGTTACGCACGGCATTTTCTCCGGTAAAGCCGAAAAGCTGCACGACCATTTCGGGCGCATTTATACGACCGACTCTCATCCGGGCCATTCGCGGATTCATCCGTATTCGATTGTGCCGGTTTTTCCAACGATGTTTAAAGCGATGCAAAAGGGCTTAGTGAAACATGACTGATTTTTCGCAGGTGGCGGCACTGTTTCACACAGACGCCTATAAGCTGGACCATAAGCGGCAATACGATTTGGCGGGCAAGGTCACCCGCGTCTACTCGAATTACACGAACCGTAAGAGCCGGATTCCTGGTGTGAAAAAGGTGGTTCATTTCGGGTTGCAGGCTTACATTCAGCGGTACTTGGTCGATGCTTTCCAACCGTTTTTCGACGGCGGTAAGAATCAGGCTTGCCGACTGTACGAGGGCCGGGTAGCGCAGGTGCTTGGCCCGGACGCGGCCGAGGCAATCGGTAGCGATCACATCCGCTCGCTGCACCAGCTCGGGTACCTGCCGCTGCGGTTCTGCGCCGTACCGGAAGGCACGCTTGTCCCCATCGGTGTGCCGTCCTTCACGGTGGAGAACACACACCCGGATTTCTACTGGTTGACCAACTTTGTAGAGACAGGGCTAAGCGCCGGCATTTGGCAAGCGAGCACGTCAGCGACGATTGCGCACGAGTACCGCAAAGTTTTGGACGCTGCGGCCCTGCGCACGGGTGGCGATCCGGCCGGGGTGGATTGGCAGTGCCATGACTTCTCGTATCGGGGTATGTCGTCGCATGAGTCGGCTGCCGCGTCGGGGGCCGCGCACCTGTTGTCCTTCACGGGCACCGATTCTCTGGTGTCGCTGGATTGGATTGACCGCTACTACAGCGGGCCTTACAGATTCGGCAGTGTTCCGGCTACTGAGCATTCGGTGATGTGCACGGGCATTGAGGCGGTAGGGGAGCAAGAGACGTTCTCCCGGCTGCTGGACCTGTATCCGACCGGCATTGTCTCGGTGGTCTCTGACACGTTCGATCTGTGGAAGGTGCTAGGCACTTACCTGCCCGCGTTGCGAGACAAGATCCTTGCGCGCGACGGCAAGTTGGTCATCCGGCCGGATTCCGGTGACCCAGAGAAGATCCTGTGCGGCGACGAAACCAAGCCTGTTGGTTCTCCGGAGTGGCACGGCGTGCTGGGGATGCTCTACGAGACGTTCGGTGGCCGCAAGAACATCGCCGGATTCATTGAGCTGATCCCGAAAGTCGGTGCCATCTATGGCGATTCGATCACCTTAGATCGCGCTAAGTCGATCACTGACCGGATGGAAAAGCTCGGGTGGGCGTCGTCAAACGTGGTGTTCGGTGTGGGTTCCTTTACGTACCAGTACAACACGCGCGACACGTTCGGTTCTGCCATGAAAGCAACGTGGGCCGAGGTCGACGGTGAGGGCGTGAATCTGCTGAAAGACCCGGTTACCGATGACGGCACGAAAAAGTCGGCTACAGGCCGTCTGGCAGTCATTGCAGGTGATGGCGGCGAGCTGAGGTTGATTCAGAACGCCAACCTGTTCCAAGAGCTGAACAGCGCGTTGCAGCCGGTGTGGCAGGACGGGGAATTCCTTAGGCGTCAAACGTTCGCGGACGTGCGCAAGATATTGAAAGGGAGCGAGGCATGAGCGTGAACACCTTGGAGTTTCCGAAGCTTCCCAAGTGGCACAAGTGGACAGTCCGTTATTCCCCGACGCTGGGCATGCCGATGCTGCATGTGCGTATCAAGTTCCTTGGGGTGTTTACGGCAGAGAGCAGTTCCGGGAGCTTCGACTATGACGATCCGGATATCACACCAGAGCGGTTGCGTAACTGCGCAATTCGGTTGGCCAGGTTTGCCTACGGGGACTTCCAGCGGGGCCGTGGGGTTGGCGTGTTGTACGAGGCTGCCGCGTCCGTTGCAAGGGATCTGAATAGCGGCGATGCAAAGAAAGTGAGTAACTGATGACGTTGAAACTGACCGCTATGCGCGGGTACCCCGGCTCCGGCAAGTCCACCAAGGCTAAGGAAATTGCGGCCGAGACCGGAGCTGTCCGGGTCTGTCGCGACGACCTGCGAAAGATGTTGCACGACAACTATTTCACAGGTAAGGCCGAGTGTGAGGAGCAGGTTACGACGGCTGAGCGTGCGCAGGTCCATGCACTGCTTAAGTCTGGTGTGTCGGTGGTGGTCGACGCTACGCACTTGGAGTCTCGATGGTTGCGTAAGTGGGCGAAGATGGCCGCGCAGTATGGGGCCGAGTTCGAGGTTGTGGATATCGAGGCGGGTCCGCTTAAGTGCGCTGCTAATGATCTGGTGCGTAAGGCTCGGGGTGAGCGCCATGTGGGCTCTGACGTGATTGAGCGCATGGCTAAGCGCCATCCGGTTGGCAACTGGCCCAAGGTGACTCAGCTTGAGACGTTCACACCTGAGCCGGTCGAATGGATCGACGGCCTACCGGAGGCAATCATCGTCGACATTGACGGCACGGTTGCCCACATGGACGGGCGTTCGCCTTATGACTACACGGAGGTCCACACGGACACCGTTGACGAGCAGATCAAATGGCTTGTCAACGCGATGGATAACCAGGGCGTGTACGTGCTGTTCGTGTCCGGCCGCGATGATGACTGCCGGGAGGAAACCGCCAAATGGCTAGAGAACAATGGCATTTGGTACGACTTCCTGTACATGCGGCCTACCGGCGCTAAGGATGCTAACGGGAACAAGCTGCCCGACTACCGGGTGAAGTACGACCTGTTCAACCAGAACATCCGGGGCAAGTACAACGTCCGGTTTGTGCTGGACGATCGCGACCAGGTGGTGAACCTGTGGCGGGCCTTGGGCCTTAAGTGCCTGCAAGTTCAGCCGGGAGACTTCTGATGGCAGTGAGTATTACGGGCGACGGGATGGCAATCGCCTTAGACGGGGACGTGGGTATCACCTATGACCGGAAAACCAAGACGTTAAAGGTTCTTGGCCTTGGTTGGAATGACCGGGTTACTCATCGTTCGGATAGTCGTAATGAGTCGCAGACGGTGATCGTTGAACTTGGGGTACGCAAGGATGGCTAGCCCACTTGAGAACGCACTATTGGCAGGTATCGAGAAACAGTGCGACGTGGAAACGGTGAGCGAGGGCGCATATTCGATCATTGGTCCCCTTCACTTAGGAGAGCTTGCCGAATATCTGATGCGTAATGGCGGAAAGGTTGTCTTGCGGAATGGGTAAGCATGACCGGGAATTGCTAATGGAAAAGTTTCTGCACCCCGCATATACACGCGGCCATAAGCAGATCACCTACTACAAGCAGTCGATAGGAAAGTTCGTCCGAGTGTGTCACGCCGACTATTACAGGTCGTTGACGATACTCGATTAGTAAGTAAATCGGGGGGAATTGGAGCACCTAATAACGGTGCCCATGACGCGTCCACCAATGCTATCCAACGATCAGCGCAGGTGGACATGGCCGCAAGTCCGGAGAGCCAAGCAACAGGTAGGGGAGACCGTTGCTTGGCTTATCCGGCAAGCGGGAATCAAAAACCTAGAGCCGTCGCAAGTAGAAATTGTCTGGTACGTGCCGGATAAACGACGCCGCGATGTTGACTCACTAGGGCCATTCGCTAAAGCTGCATTAGACGGCATGGTGGACGCCGGAGTTTGGCCTGGCGACGATTCCAAATGGGTAACCAAACTAAGCATGAGCATCGATCAAACGCAGACCAAACATGCGCGAATCGAGATTAGGGTGAGTGAAAATTGGATTGGCGAGAAGACGCCGTATGCAAAGAAATAGATCCGGATTTGTTCTTTCCGGTTAAGGGTAATGGTGCGTCGACCCCGCGCCGGATATGCAAGGAATGGTGCCCGGTACGGCGCGAATGTCTAGAGGCCGCGATGGCGGAAGAGCACGGTTACTGCCGGAGCCTTAGGTATGGGGTTCGGGGGGGTATGAGTCCTACTGAGCGTTCCGAGCTGGCCGAGGAGCGTGGGGAGCGGGTAGCCGCGTGACCCTGGCGGGAATCAACCTGAATGACCGCACCCGTCACCCAATTATCGAGTTCCTAGACGCACCGGACCTGCCGGACGCCGCTTGTAAGGGCGGGCTGGACACGGACTGGGGTGAGCTGGACGCCGCATTCTTCCCGAATCACAAGGCCGACAGTGCCATTGGGCAAGCTAAGGCGATCTGTGAGACGTGCCCGGTTAAGCCGGACTGTCTGCGGGAGGTGCTGGCCTGGGAGTCGGTACACGGTGAGAAGTCGCCGGGTGTGTGGGGCGGTCTGGACGAGTGGGAGCGCCAGGCGTTAAGGGACCGCAGGGCGGTGAAGTTGTGCCGGAAGGGCCTGCATGAGTTGACCGGCGCGAACGCGGAGCCGGTAAAGCATCTGGTCCATGCGGGTGTTCGTTGCCGGGCCTGCCGTCTAGACGCTAAGCGCGCGGCACGGATACGAAAGCAGAGGGGAAATGGCTGATTCGTATTGCGGGTCCGGAAAGTATTGCGTGGCCCGCACGTCGACCGGCCCGGCTGTATTGGCTAGGCCAGGGTTGTGCCCGCGTTGTATCGAGGATATCGAGAAATGCTGGGCCGAGCTGCCGGACTACCGAATGGCGCTAATGGACTTTCGGGTTAAGAGTCCGGGCGCTGGCGGCGAGAAAGTGTCGGGCAGTTCTGAGCCGTCTACGCCTATCAATGTGCGAGTGCTGGACCTTATTGACGCGATTGACGAGGTTTTAGCGTCGGGTCAGGGTGCACGTATTCGCGACATTGTGACGTGGACTGACGGCATTCCATTAGCGCTGCGGGTTCGTAAGTTGCATTCGCAGGCTGACGGGGTTGTGGGGCTTGGGCAGGTTTGGGAGCGGCGTCGGGCTCCGTGCCCGGATTGTGGTTTACCGACGCTTGGGTCATGGGTGGGCGCTGGTGTCGTGATGTGCACGAATGCGGATTGCGCAACGACGCTTACCCAGAGTGAATATGAGGAATATTGCATAAGAAAGGCAAGGGAGTGAGTGCTTAGCACATTTAGTTACGGTGATCTGCCGGTGCGCGTGGTTGATGTTGATGGCGAGCCGTGGTGGGTCGCTAGAGATGTCTGTGATGTGCTGACTATTAGTCAGCCTGTTCGCTCAGTTCAAGGGCTTGATTCGGATGAGGTGACTACTACTCACGTCACCGACGCCTTAGGCCGCGAGCAGCGAACCTACCTGGTCAACGAGTCGGGGCTGTACTCGCTGATCCTCCGTAGCCGTAAGCCCGAAGCCAAGGTGTTTAAGCGATGGATTACCCATGAGGTGTTGCCGACGATCCGGAAGACGGGCGGTGCATACATTCGGCCCGGTTCGCAGGCCGAGATAGACCTAGCCGACCCGGATACCGCACTCGACAAACTTATCGAGATTGCACAGGTCGCCAAGGCGGAGCGCGCAAAACGGATTGAGGCGGAAGCTCGAAACACCGAGCTTGAAGCTAAGGCCGCAATCGACGCACCTAAGGTTGCCGCTTATGAGCAGTTCATGGATTCGGACGGCCATTACAGTGTCGGCACTGTCGGCAAGATCCTGGGAGTAGGCCAAAACCGGCTATTCCAGATGCTCCGCGATAAAGGCGTACTTATCGGCTGGGGCGGAATGAGAAACACGCCGTACGAAAAATATAGCCACCACTTCAAGGTGGTTGCGAGTTCGTACAAGCGCGGCGATATCACCGGCACCTCACGGACAACGAAAGTTAAGCCGTCTGGGCTGGAATTCATCGCCAAGAAAACGGGGCTGATTCTGCCCCCTGAGAGTGAATTGGAGCTTATTGATGCCTGATACCTATGTGCATATTGTCGGTAACCTGACCGCCGATCCGGAGATTCGGGCGCTGCCGTCCGGGGTGACCGTCGCCAACTTCACTGTTGCGTCGACCCCGCGCCGGTTCGATAAGCAGTCTGGCGAGTGGGTCGATGAGGAGACTGTGTTTCTGCGGGTCAACGCTTGGCGTGCTTATGCGGAGGGTGCGGCCGATCTGCTGCGTAAGGGTGACACCGTGGGTGTGTGGGGCAAGCTCAAGCAGAAGTCTTACGAGACTAAGGACGGCGACAAGCGCACCTCTTACGAGGTTGAGGCCGAGCACGTCGGCGCTGCCACGGTAATCAAGAAAAAGCGGGAATCTGATCCTTGGGGTGGGGCCGCTAAGGATGACGCTCCGTTCTAAATGCCTGTATATCCCAACAGGCAAGGTGATGGCCTTTTCATCACTCTGAAATATCGGGATGGTGAGTTAGACACGGGTAGCTATACGGGCAGTTATAGCCATAAACCGGCTGCCCGTGTCTACAACACGCAAGGTAAAGCGAAAGCGCAGTGGAACCGTTTCATTAAGGACGGTTACGGGTCGCGCGTGGCTGAACTGCGCATTAATTCCGATGGGTCTATCGCTGCGGAATGGATAGACGGCGATTGGACGCCGACTGCCGAATTATGCAAACACAGCAGATACGGCAAAACATGCAAGTTACTTAAGGGACATGAAGGAATACACCAATGAAGTTTGACGTACCAAAGAACGTCAACTACGCGGCGTCGATTGTTCGGGTGCCGGAGCCGCAGACCGTGCCGGGCCTGGACAACCTGGTAGCAGTGCCGATGTTCGGATATCAGGTGCTCACACAGAAGGCCGACATTAAGGCCGGTGATCTGCGGGTGCTGTTCGTCGCTGAGACCCAGCTGTCCGAGGAGTACGCGCGGCTAAACGATCTGCACCGTGAGCCGACGTTGAATGCGGACGCGACAGCTAAGCCGGGCTATCTTGAGCCGAACCGGCGCGTTAAGGCGATCCGGCTACGCAAGAATCCGTCCAATGCGCTGTTAATGCCGTTGGAGTCGTTGGCCTACACGGGTATTGACGTGACCGGCTTGGAGCCGGGTGACACGTTCGACACCCTGAACGGGCACGAGGTGTGCCGTAAGTACGAGGCACCGGGCAAGCGGGTCCAGGGCGTGCCGGGGCAGCCAAAGATCCGGCAGCGCGTCGACCAGAAGCTATTCCCGATGCACCTGGACACCGAGCACCTGTTTAGGAACTGGCAGGCATTCCGGGAGCCTAAGTGGGTAGTGGTCACGCAGAAGCTTCACGGCACGTCGATCCGGATTGGCCGCGTCCCGGCAGTGCGCGATAAGGGCTGGCTTGAGCGGGTGGTGGTCAATAAGTGGCTGCGCATCCCGACTCCGGATACCGCGTTTGAGGACGTAGCGGGTTCGCGCCGGGTCATTAAGGGCCGGTCGGACAATAACCACTTCTACGATTCGGACATTTGGGCGGATTACGCTAGGAAGCTCGAAGGCATGATTCCAGAGAATTTCGTCGTCTACGGTGAGCTTATCGGCTGGGAGAATGACGAGAAGCCGATTCAGAAGGATTACACCTACAACCTGCGGCCGGGCGAGTCTGAGCTTTATGTGTACCGGGTTGCAACCGTGAATGGTCAGGGCGTTATCGCTGATCTGTCATGGGAGGGGGTGGAGCAGTTCTGTGCCGCTATCGGCGTTAAGACTGTTCCGGTTATTCATCGGTACGAGGAATACGCGACTGCCGAGGATGAGCCGAACATCACACGTTCGTACACAGAGGCTTATTTGGATACGAATCTGTCCAATAAGTTCAGTGCCCCGATTCCGCTCTCTAACCCGCTGTCTGTAGACGAGGGTGTCTGTGTTCGCGTTGAGGGACAGGTACCGCGCATCTACAAGGCGAAGTCGCCTATTTTCTTGGAGCACGAAACTAGGCAGCTTGATAAGGGCGAAGAAAGTTTGGAGGATGCGGCGTAATGCTGAAAAGGATAGGACTCGGTATCGCTTTGATCGGGTCATTCATTGAGTTGGTGGAAGCGATTGCGGCGCTGCGTCGTGAGTCGCGTATTCCAGATCCGCTGCTGGTGTTGCCCAAGCGGAACGATGTTAAGAAGGGAAATTAGTGGCGCTTGGTACGAGTGCAACCACGGCGGCTGTTGAGAGGCTGATCGGGGAGGCGGTGCCCGAATTCAAGTTCACGGAGGCAGAGCGGAGCTTGGTAATCGGCAAGTTGCCGTCCTTTCTCAGCCCTGCCGTGAATAAGCGCGATGTCGTGCTGTCGATTGAGCGGGCGGTCACGGAGCATCGGCGGGGCGATGTTGTGGGCGTTGTTCGCAAGCACGGCAGTAAGTTCGCGTTCGCCTACTCGCGGGGCAAGCATGTCCTGATCGAGACTGATCCGGTTAAGCCCGCCTACAAGCCTGCGTCAACTGCCGATGAGGCAGAGATTGCGACGTGGCCGGTCTTTAAGGCGTAGTGGAAGGTGCATGGCCGTGGCCGGAGGATTCAACACCCGACCGGCTACGGCGCATCATCGACCGATACCGCATAAACCTAATGCGAGTAAGCCCCGGAATATGTGATGACGTAGACGCGGTGATGCTCGAATGGGGTCAGGGCTGGGTCTGCAATGACGAGATAGTCGACGTCAACGCATGGCTGTCCGCTAAGGACATATCCGCCAAGCATCCGGTAACAGTGTGGGACGTATTCAACTGGGAGCGCAAAGGCTTGTATAAGGGCCGCAAACAGGGCTCTAGAAAGTTGTTCCGGGTAGGCGACGTTTTGGCCGCTATGGCGCGACGCTAAAAGGGAACTTTCTTTGTTGCTACAATAAAAACGTTGGGAGAAGTGTATCTAATTGTGGGCCGAGATTAGTGGTGAGACTGGTTATTGGATCAGCGACCAAGCAGAAGTAAAGAGTCGGCGTAAGACACTTTCCCAATGGACTGACGAGCGTGGCCGTAAGCGTGTGAAGATCAACGGCAAGCCACATTTCGTGCATCTGTTGATGTTGACCATGTTTGTTGGCCCCCGTCCAGTAGGCGCTATGCCTAAGTGGCTTAACGGCGACGTGACCGATAATCGGGCCGAGAATCTGTGCTGGTATCTGGATTTGGATTCGCAACCAGCGGAGTTTGATCGGTGCCGCAGTGGTCATGAGTACACGCCGGAGAATACCGAGGTGTGGGGTTCTAAGAATCGTATTTGTAAGGCTTGTCGTGCGGGACTAGACCCGGTGGTTGAGCTGCCGGAGGTTCTGTAGAGAGTTGGTGCGCCCGCTTGCCGGTTCTGGCTGCACCGCGTGGGCACCCGGTTACGTGTGGGGACGGCCGGGTAGCCCACGTTTCTTGAGGGGGTGGGAGATGAAGCCAGCGGACTACGCCTGGTCGGTGATGTTGGCCCTCATAGTGGCCTACGAAATTGCCGCTCCCGTAAACGAATTGCTGTCAGAGGGATGGGACCGCTACCTAGTGAGTCGCCCCGTGACGGCGCGTGTGGTGCCTGTTGTCCTGGCACTGCACCTGATTAACGCTCTGCCGCGCTCTGTCGACCCGGTTTCTCGGGTGTGCGATGTGCTGCGCAGGGTGGGGGGACTTTTGAATGTCAGACGCGATCAATCCGTCTCACTACAAGGATGGGTTCTCGAATGGTGCCGAGGTTATCGACATTGTGGAGAATCTTACTTATAACCGTGGCGCTGCCGTTAAGTATTTGGCGCGAGCGGGTAAGAAGGCTATTGCGGACGAGCTTGAGGATCTGAAAAAGGCCAAGTGGTATATCGAACGGGAGATTAAGCGCGTCCGCATCGAACGCGGATATGCGTCTAAGACTCTGGATACCACAATAAATATTCGGAACTTTGATCCGCATACTGTTGAACAGCGTATTGCACAGCAGGCGGCGCAGTATGTCCGCTAAATTGGCATGCGTTGACTGCGGACAACCACAAAAAGCGCGAAATTTATGCCAGCATCATTACGACAAACTTAGGCGCTCCGGAAAGCTATCGAGGGTTAATTCCACACGTACTGACGTACTCAAGCGGGATGCTTCCGGCAATAAATTATGCGTCCGGTGTCGTGCATGGAAACCCGAGAGTGAATACTATAGTAATGTTTCCCGTAAGGACGGATTAGCACCCTATTGCGCGTCATGTATGCGTGTCTTTTGGGTCGAGGGCGGGCGAGACAAGAAATACGGTTTAGAGCCTGGATCGGTAAAGGCCCTCTTTGAGATGCAGGGCTATGTCTGTGCGATATGCCGCATTGAAATTGATGAGTCCGCCCACGTGGATCACGACCATTCGTGTTGTCCCAGTCGTGGGCAGTCCTGCGGTAAGTGTGTTCGGGGAATTCTATGCAAGCCGTGCAATCTCCTATTGGGAAATGTCAACGACTCGATGGAAAAGCTGGCGGCCGCTATTGAATACCTGAAAAGATGGGGGAAATAAGTGTCGGCGCGCGTATTGGTCGTAGACATTGAAACTCAGCGGGCTATCGTAGAAACATTCAGCCTGTTTAAGCCGTTTATCCATATCGATCGAGTGATTAAGCCGTCACGGATTCTGTGTTTCGCTGCGCAGTGGCGCGGTAGCGACCGGGTGATATTTCATGCGGCGTGGGATGACGATGACGACGCGGCTTATGATCGGATGATTCGGGCGGCGTGGGAGCTGCTGAATGAGGCCGATATCGTCGTCACCTACAACGGGGATAGGTTCGACCTACAGTGGTTTAACGCCGAATTTGAGCGTTTGGAGCTGGGGCCACCTGTCCCGTTCAAGAGTTTTGATTTGGTCAAGCTGACTAAGCAGAAGTTCAAGCAGGGCTTGCTTTCGCTTAAGTTGGATTGGTCGTCACGTATTTTTCTGGGTGACCGTAAGGTGCCGCATGGTGGCACTGATTTGTGGCATGACATTCGTTATGGGACGCGCGCTGAGCGCCGGGCCGCGCAGAAGATCATGCGTGAATATTGCATTCATGACACGGTTTTGACTGGACGTTTGATGGAGCGTTGGTTGCCGTGGTCGCGTCTGAATTTGTCGTTGTATGAGGACAATGAGGATGGTTTGTTGCATTGCACTAAGTGCAATGGTACTGAGTTGAAGCGTGATGGCGTGAAGTTTTATGCGACGACCGGGTTCCTTTATCAGATGTATCGGTGCAAGAACAGTAAGTGTCGCGCTACCTCTCGGGGTAAGCGTGCGAAAGCTACTAGCGAGTTGAGGCCGGTGTGACAATCCCTTACCCCCCGTACCAGCAGTACGATCCGCCGCAGTTTAAGGCACCGTGGATGCTGTCGCCTAAAGGCACTTGGCGGGATCAGATAGGCGTTACGACTGGGGCTATCTTGGCGGGGAGTTTTCGGGCCGCTAAAGAGCTGATGGAAGACTTAGGCTTGAATCCCGCTCAGTGGGTTTATGCGGAGCCTTCAAATACTCGGGGTGTTCAGGGACAATTCATTCAGCGTGTGATCGTTGACGCTGCCACGGTAGGCACTGTGTCGCAGGAAACGATTGACGAAATGAATCGTCATGGTGCGGGCCGGATTCGTTGGCATTGGGTGGATCGGAATGTGGCTTAATGGCCGGTCCACCTATCCCTGAGATTGCGGTGCGTTTAGTGGCTCTGGTTGAGCCTGTGACGCGATGTCTGCTTGATGCGGGTGTTCGTCCACACGTGGCCGCTTTCGAGGCTTATAACGCGGTTCGTGAGGTGCTGGCTACGTCTGATGATCCGGCGGATAGGGCGTTGTTGGCTTGGGAGGATTACGAGGATGGCGAAACCTAAGCCTATTCCTGTGAGGCAGATTCTTGTGGAGCTGCCGGAGGACAAGATGATGCGTTTGGTGAAGCGTGCGGGCGAGGCTGGTAAGTCTGCGCATGATTTCGCGGCGTGCAAGCTTTTGGAGGCGATCAAGTGACGGTATTTCTAGCGGTTGTTATCGCGTTGGCGGTTTGTGTCGTCGTTAGGGCGGCTGTGTCGTAATGGTCGCGGGCAAGGAAGCCACGCCGGAAGACATACACGATACCGAGAAGCTGAAACTGTATTGGACTAAGGGCGAGGGCGCTATAAAGATCGGCTGGGGGACACCGGGCGATTTCAATAGGTGCTTGACGAACCTTGAGCCGTATTTGAAAAACCCTGAGATGACTAAGGGTTATTGCGCGAATTTGCATCATATGGCGTTGGGTATTTGGCCTGCGGAGCATGCGAAGTTAGATAAGGCGGGGCATTAATGTGGTGAAGCCGATTTTTCGTCCGAATGCGGTTCGGCAGACGGTGTTGGCGGCGTTGGCCGTGAATGCGGATAAGGGTCTTGCTAAGAACGTGTCGGACCTTGGGGTTGAGCGGGTGTTGGATCGGTGGTCTCGGTGACCGAGCGGTGGGGGACTAAGTACCCGGTAAGCGGTGTGCACGCGTGTCCGTTTGGGCGTGAGCAGGCCGTGGGGATTACTGGCCTTGCGCAGGTGTGCGGTGTCGATGCTGTCGGCGTTGTCGATTGGGGTGACGGTGTTTGGCGAGAGTTCTACCGATGACGGGTGACGAGCTGTACGAGCACGCTGACGAGATTCCGTGGGACTGCGGCTATCCGGCCTCATGTGGTGGCTGTAATTGCGCCTGTGTGTGTGACTGTGACGACTGACGGTATGCGTGTCCGGCTGGACTTACGGCGCTCTAACGCGGCTGTACCGCACCGGAACCGCTACAGAGAACGAAAGTCAGGGAAGGGTCTGCACCGCGAGGCGGTCAACGACGACCTGGTGACTTTCTTTTGGGGGGATGATGCCGGGGAATCTGCGGAAAAAGAGCACCAAGAACGCTGGCCGGACTGAACGCGACTACCTGCGCATGCGTAAGCGTGTGCTCAGTAAGTCGGGCATCTGCCATATCTGTAAATGTCCGATAGATCCGAACCTTAAGCCGATTTGCAACTACGTATCCACTGACGGGTTTACGTGGGAGAACGCGCACGAAATTCCGTTGACGTGTGGCCCAACCTGTCAGGGGCATGGCCGTAAGGCTAATCCGTGGTCGGGTTCGCTTGATCACGTGATTCCGGTGGATTCGTTGCCGCCTGATTCGCCTTTGTTGACTGCGGATTCTAACGGTAAACCGGCGCATTTGGATTGCAATAGGCGGCGCGGTAATCGCACGCTTACGACTAAAGCGAGGGGGAAAACCTCTCGGGATTGGTTTTCATAACTTAATGACTGATTACGACGACGACGGGCGCAATATCATGGTTGCGGAGCTGCGCATTATCAAGTTTATTGATGATGAGGGCGCTTTGCATATGGTTGATTTGTCGCAGGGGGCCGGTGGCGCTGAGCTTGAGGATCACGATAGGGCTGATCTGGTTGAGTGGGCGCAGTCGTTTGGGTTGGCACCTAAGGTGATGTCGGTTATTGCGTCTATGACTGATGGCGATGACGAGGATGACGTTTAGTGCTCGATGAGTATTTGTCTGATGTCGAATGCCGCTGTGATGTTTGTGATGACATGATCCGCTTGGGTGATGTTGTGCGTGAGCGTGCGGGGGAGCTGTTTCACAGTGAATGCGCTTAATTGGTCGTATATGCCTAGTTGTCCGTGTGATGACTGTGAGGATTTCAGATTCGATAGTGGCTATACCGTCATATGGGGGTTGCCGTCTTGGCGTCCTCCGGCTGATACGCGGCCACATAGAGGGATTATCCGGTAAGAGGATGACTAAATGTCTAGCGGTCCTGTTGTTCGGCCTGGTGCTGGTTTGTGTTGCATCTGCTTTAATTCCGTTACTGCTGACAATGCTTACGTTGATTCTGGCGGGGACCGCTGGGATTTTCATCGTGGCAAGTGTGCGGTGCTTGCGGGCGAGGTGCCTGCCGAGTACCAGGCGCGGTTTGACAACATTCTGGCGTGGATTAAATCGCTAGAGACTAGTCCGGAAAGTCGGGTTATGGCTCTGCGCGAGTATTACCGGCTGGTTGACGAGGTTACAGACGAGGATTTCGGTGTCAGAGATTGATATTTCGGGGCTTATCAAGAACATGGTTGAGGATCAGCTTGATCCTGATATTGATTGGTCTACTGCTCATGAGCACTTGTGGGAGCATCTTGGCGAAGATGTTTTTAGTTCTTTGCCTGAGTGTGAGCGCGATGTGTTGGCTGGCCAAGTGATTGATGGTGTTAAGACCATCTGTAAATTGGCTAAGAGTCTTTTGCATACGGCGCGCGTGCTTTAGCGCGCTTTCCCCGAGTGGCGGAATTGGTAGACGCGCTGGACTCAAAATCCGGTGGCCGTGAGGCCGTGCGAGTTCGAGTCTCGCCTTGGGGACTTTTAGGGGAGTTGTTTGTGGCTCGTATGATGGGCGAGAATTTCCGTCGTCGCGGTCCTTGTCATCCGTGGTGTGAGCCTATGGAACTGGTTAAGGGCCGTACTGTTGAGAAACGTGAATGGCGGCGTGAGATTGAGTCAGAGGCAGATGCACGGGACGCGTATTACCCGTTTGACCACTGTATAAGTCTGGTGGAATGCCGTAAGGAATGTGTGTACGTCGGTCAGGCGTGTTAGTGCTGCCTTAGCTCCAATTGGTAGAGCGCCGCTTTCGTAATGCGGATGTTAGCGGTTCGAGTCCGCTAGGCAGCTCGTTAGTAAAGCTTCCACCTTCCCGTTAGGGTGCATTGAGGATCGTGTCGGTGCTGAAAATGGTGGGCCATTGCGCGGTAGAGCAGTTAGGCCAGCTCGCCAGTCTCATAAGCTGTGAGGTCGCGGGTTCAAATCCCGCCTGCGCAACGTAGTCCCCACGTGTCGCCTCTCCCGTCTTGAGCGGTGAAGCGTGTGGGGTAGGTAGTAATCGCATTGTGACGCAGTTGGTTAGCGTGCCGACCTGATAAGTCGGAAGTCGTAGGTTCAAGTCCTGCCGATGCGACAGATGGACACCGACGGGTGTCTGTTGGTAGTGACAGAGTGTGCGGCTCGTGGCAGGGCTGCAATGTGGCGTGAAGCCTCTTGGCGGGGGTGGATGGAATCGGGTAGCTCCGTAGCGCGCTGTCTAACCGGGAGGCTATAACAGGTCACTGTCACACCTCACGGAACATGACTCGGGAACTGGACACGGTTCCCCTACCGCCTTTCTGGTTATAGCTCAATTTGGTAGAGCGCTGGCTTTGGGTGCCAGGGGTTCGGGGTTCAAATCCCTGTAGCCAGACTTAGGGGACAATGCCGGTGTGGCCGGTAGTTAGCAGGTTGGACGCTGTTTCTCCGCATAGTCCGAATGCGTAGGTTGGGCTTGTTGGGTAAGGCCCTCCAGACTGTAAATCTGGCGCTTCGGCTACGGCGGTTCGATTCCGTCCCTGCGTACTTATAGCTCGGTAGCTCAATTGGCTAGAGCGTCCGTCTCCAAAGCGGATGGTTGCAGGTTCGAGTCCTGTCCGGGTTGCTTAGGGGTGCGGGCGAACCGATGGGGGTTGGTGTTGGTTGCGGGTTCGCACGTCGATTAGCAGGTGGGCGCTGTCCCCGTATAGCCCGTATGGTTCCGTATCCCAATTGGCAGAGGATTCCGGCTTAGACCCGGTTTAGTGTGCGTTCGAGTCGCGCGGGGTCTACGCACAGTAGCTCAATGGCTAGAGCCCTCGGTTGTGGTCCGAGTGATCACGGTTCAATCCCGTGCTGTTGCCGCCAATGCCCGGTAGCACAATTAGGTAGTTGCGTCCGGCTCTGGACCGGGAGGTTGTTGGTTCGATTCCAGCTCGGGCAGCGTTTAGAAATGTCGCGGTGGAGTAATTGGTATCTCGCTAGGCTCTCAACCTAGAGATTGCGGGTTCAACCCCCGTCCGTGATGCAAAGCAGTATCATGGGTCTCATGACGATTCCTATGATCTGGCACCCTGAATATCTGCGTGAGAACGCGGAGAAATTGCATTCTCTTGAGAAGCGGTTGCAACGCTATGAAGATATGAGAGTAAGCCTCTCGGCTGAAAAGGCGCGCGAGGAGTACATAAGCATACTGACCAGGTTCTCAGAGTTAACCGATGAGTGTGAGTTCGGGAGGATCGGTACGGATTCGGCCCTTCGGCATCTAGTTCAGGCCGCAGATAATGAACTTACTCCTGAAGTTGTGCGTATCGTTTCCGATTTGTTTTCGGATATAGCGCGCAGTCTTGAGTATTGCCATGCCTCGGCGGCACATGCGGTGAGTCGGCGCTTGAATATGTTGGATAGTTGAAATGTGGTAGTCGTATAGCGGCCTAGTACCTCTGCCTTCCAAGCAGATTACGCGAGTTCAAATCTCGCCTACCGCACTCTTTTCGTTACGCGCCGTTAGCTCAGTCTGGTTTTAGAGCTGCGCACTCTTAATGCGTAGGGCGGGGGTTCAAATCCCTCACGGCGTACCGTGTGATAGGCTGTCGGCGTAAAGCGCCGTTAGCTCAGTTGGTAGAGCTGCTGACTTTTAATCAGTAGGTCGTAGGTTCGAGCCCTACACGGCGTACTTAGAATTGTTCTTTAGGGGTTGTAGTTTAATCTGGTTAAAACGGCAGTCTTGCAAACTGTCAGAATTCGGTTCGAGGCCGAATGACTCCACCTAGCACACAATATTCATTTGGGAGGGTACGCGCCCGGCTGGCGCAGCTTGCCTTGAAAGCAGGTATGCAGGTTTACGCCTGGGGGGGTCGGCACCTCTACCCTCCGCTCTGGCGAGTAATCCGGGCTGGTGCTCGGTGCCCGTTGCTAGCGGCGTGGCCGGTTTCCGGTGGGTTTCCATTACCCTGCTCGCCGCTTAGGCCGTCGTGTCCGATTGGTTAGGTGCTGGCCTGCAAAGCCGGTTAGTCCGGTTCGACTCCGGGGGGCGGCTCAAGTTCGGCAAGTACCTTGCGGGCGGTGTTGGCGTCGTTGCATCCCTCGGGAGCCTCGGCTAGCACCTTCCGTGCCCACCGGGCCATGCCCTTACTGTCCGGGGTTAGGTCCATGCTGTTCATTTCATTCCTTCGTAGCTCAATTGGCAGAGCGTCCCGCTGTTAACGGGGTGGTTGGTGGTTCGAGTCCATCCGTGGGAGCTTGGGTTGCGGCCATCTCCGTGTAGCTGTTGAACAGGGGAGGCCAGTCCTCACCAGGGTTAAGAGCTTTTGCCGGCAATTCGCCACAGGCTACAGCGAGCAGCACTCCGATATGTTCGATACCGCCGACCGCGAGCCAGCCCGCGCATGCCTGTTCCTGCCCCTCAGTGCTCTTGTGGCAGGCGAACATGGGTGAACCTAGCGGAGCTTCGTTCCCGGCCGTGCCGGTCGTGTGGCGTAGAGCCTCGTATCTATGGGCGGGGAACATGCCTGCTGGTGTGTCACGTCGCCAAGGGCACTCGGCGCAGGGGTATCGGCGGTGCGGAAGTTCGCTCACGTTCTTATCCCTAAGATGTCTTCACCCTGCTTGATTTGGTCAAGCCGAGTGTTGATCACGTCTATACGGTCCTGCCCGGTTTTAATCTCGCGCATGAGGCGTGACTTTTCGCGGACTAGTTCTAGTTTTTCTTCGGCCATTAGTGCTGCGGCTACGGCGCGGTTGACTTTAGGCATGCGTGGGTTTCTTGCCGCGCGGCTTAGAGTTGTAGAACTTTTCAACGTATTCGTATCCTTCTTGGAAGCCTAGTTGCCTTTGTTCGTCGGCCATTTCTTCGGCTAGCTGTTCGGCGGCAACTTCGAGGCGGGCCATTTTCCGGTTGTGTTCGATTTCTTGCTGGGCGAGTTTCCAGTACGCTCCGGCTGCGATGAATGCGGCGGTGAAGCCGAAAAAGACGATGGCGATACCTGTGAGCATTTTGGTTTGGTCACCTTGTCGATTTAAAGCTGTGCGGTGTGGTTGGTTGGGTGTGGCTACGTTTTGTCACTGTGACGTCTAGAGCACGTGAACAAGGTCATTCGGGTGCCGCTGAAACCAGAGTCCATTGATTAGTGTGACTCGAATGACGCGCTTACCTGTCGCCTTGCGCCGGTACTCGACGGTTTTAACGAATCCGCGGATTTCCCCACGGATAACAACCTCGTCGTCGGGTTCTATCTCGCATGCGAGTATCTGTGTGGTGTGCAATGTGATCATGGCATTTGGACGCCTTTCGTGGTGGTGCTTTTACAGTACACCGCGCGTACCCCATTACGCAATGGTTTTATGCGTTGATTTGTGGGTATACCGTGAATCGCGGGTTTTTGTCGTCAATTATTTTTTGCAGTGAGCCGCGTGACAGGTCGATTACTTGTTCTAGTCGTTTGTATCCATAGCCTTGCCGGTTGGCGCGGCGTATCTCGTCGTAGAAAGCGAGCACGGCGTCTTCTGCGGCTTGGTGTAGGCGCGCTATGCGCTGTAGGGCGGGGTCGACGGGTTCGGCCATAGGGGTACGGTACCCGGCTGCGGCGCTGGCCATGGTGTCCTCTGCTTAGGTGTCGTGCTGGCCTAGCGCACGGTCGTAGATGTCCTTGGGTACGTATTCCCATGGCACCGCGTCTAGCTCGGCTTTGTACTGGTCACGTTCGCTTTTGACTGCCTCTAGTTCGGCCGCGATTTTGTCGTGTTCTGTCTCGGCCTGCTGGCGCAGCGCGTGCGGTGTCTGTCCTTCGGACTTGGCGACATAGAACACGAACCGATTGTGTGTCTCTGGGTCGCGTAGCACTGTCTCTAGGTAATTCTTAGCCTCGGGTGCCTGCTTGAATGCTTCACGGGCGAATGCGGTGTACTGCGCGGCCAGGTATTCAGGCATCCCGAAACCGGCACCGTTTGGCCCTAGCTCAGTCACGTCTACGTCAGCGTATCCGTCTAGATGGCTTTTGACCTTAGCGTATTTCTTAGCGTCCTTAGGTTTCTTGTGCCTGTCTTTGTCGGGCACTTCCAAGACTAAGCGGCGATGGTTTTTCCAGTCGGTACCATCGTCCTTAATGACTGTACCGGGCCACGTTAACCCAACAATGTTGATTAGTGTGCTCGTGATGTCAATGGGTAGTGGTAACTCTATTTTGATTTGTGTTGACATTGAATCCTCCTGTTCTGGTCTGCCATAACCGGCCACAGCCCGCGACGAATTGAAACTGTGACCGATTAAAGCGGACTAGCTACCAACCATTACCGCTTATCTATCACCCGGTTCCCTTAAGCGTGCCGGTACGCGCGTGTAGCCGCTGGGGTTTTTACAAGCGTTGCGTACGTGGTCCGCACATACGGATTGTCCGTTGACCACAAAGTGCGAGCCTTTGAATTCGCCGTCTGTCACGTAGCATTCGATGCAATACATTTCAGTTAGCCCACCTTGCGATTAATAAGCTGTGCAGAATATTCGACCGGATCGGAGCTTATACCCAGACCCGCAAGAGTAAGCGCGATGATAAACGCCGAGGATTCCTCGGCATCGTCGCTCGGGTCAAGCTCTAGGTATGTGTCGATAGCGTCACTCACCTGATCAATGGTGAGCGGTTGCGCGGGTGCCTCGTATTTGTAGGCTCCGGCAGGGTCGATTGCGTCAATAAGCATGTGGCCCACACGGGTGCGGGTCTCGTCTGATACTTCGGGTGTCACGCATGCCCAGCGGTTGCCGTTGTGCCAGCGCCATCCCGTGTTGCCGATGAGTCGCTGTGCTGCCTCTACTAGTTGATTGGCTAGCTCGCTGTGAATGCTTGCCGGGACGGTCTCAGTGGTGGTTGTGGTGGTCATGATTGGCCCTGTCTGTGGTTGGTTGGTCTGTTACCAGGCGATGAGTACGCCGAAAATACGGAGCGAGCGCACGGTCTGAATGCGACCCCTTTTCGTGTCCATATCGTCTTGATAGTCAATTGATTGGCGGAAGATGTTAAACGTTGTCTTGCGATACATGACGTGCTTAGTCGTGATTTTCATGGTCGGTCAGTCCTTAAGTAGTCCGAGCTTGCGCAGCGTGGAAGTAAGAATTTCGTCGGGGTCATCGCCATCCTGTAGCGCAGGAATGTAAATCGCACCCTCGGGGTAATCCCGTTCGATGTATTCGGCCTCATGAACAGTTGAGCCGTAGCCAAACCCGACACCCATTGCTTTCTGCCACTTGTAAGGCAGTGTGTGCCGCGTGTTGAAACCAAGGCCACGGAAGAAACTAGGGTGCGTCATCGCGTACATGAGGGTTGCAACGTCTAGCGGTGCGCTAGCTGACTTGAGTTTGATAGAAAACCGTGCCGTGTACTTGGGTTCACCCCATCCGCTGTTACTCGTCATATCTGCCCATAGTTCAACTGTCTTACCGGCCGACTGAATAGCATCGATCAACGCAACCAACGTGCGACCACGCCTAGTAATTGCGTCGGCCTGCACAGTGCCCAGCACTGCACAAGCGACCACTAATGACACGGTTGGCTGTGATTGTGTGGTGGGGTCAATGCGGTAGTCGGTCATGCACTCGGGAACACCTGACAGATAGTCGGCAATGTTCACGTATGCGCCGGAAACATCCGCATACGGCACGGACTTAAAGGCGTCCAGATCGCGCGCTACTTCACTCATCTTGAGTTTGGCACCGTTGATAGCGGCAATGCCTTCCTTGCGCATGCCCTTTTCTGCGAGGGTGATTACTTCCTCTAGATTATGGACACCGCCCACAAAGTCACTGCCATAGCTCGCATACGAGACTATCTGACTGTTCAAATCATCATTTTGACGTTCGCGGTTGAATTCCACGAATTCCCCGTATGAGTCAAACACATACTGCAAATAGTTGCCGTGCCGCTTTTCGTCCATTGCTAAATCCTTAGGGTTGTGGCTGGTTGGTTAATGGGTGACTTACCGCCTAAGCGGTAAGCCTTGCCCATGACTCGTCATCCATGCCCTTGCGGATAGCCCACGAAACGGCTTGCTCAAAAGTGGCACCGTGCGCAATCAAAGCGGCCATTTTCTGCGAAGCGCGAGGGGTCACCAGAACACCCACGATTGCCCGATCCTGCACGGTCTTACGGATCTTGCGCACGTATTCGACAACACGCCTGGTTTCCTGCTCACTGGCACCCTTAGCCATCGCGGCCGCGTGTTCGATAGCCTCGTCAATCTCAATGGTCATCGCGAGGAACCGATCACGGAATTCAGCGCTAAACGGCTGTGCTGCCGGATATTCGCGCGTCGGGCCGGTGCCGTCCGTGTTGGTGCAAGCAACCGCAATATGCTTGTCCGTCAGGTGAACGGTTTCACGGTTCGGCAAGGTGATGAAACGGTTACCGAGAAGCGAGTTCAAACCGGCCTGAATGCCCGCGTGAGCGCGGTCGAGTTCGTCCAAGAGAAGAACGCCGCCATCGGAGTTAGATGCCCAGTCAGAGACGACGGTAGGCACGAAATTGCCCATAGCGTCGTTGTAGCCGCGCAGTTCTGACGCCGTTGACTGCAAATGAAAGTTTATTGCGTAGAACTTGAGGTCTAGAGCCTTAGCCACCTGCGCGGACAGATGAGTCTTACCGACACCCGGACCACCGATAAGCTGCAAGTTCTCGCCCGACGCAAGCGCGGTAAGCACGTCTGCGAACTGCCGGTGCGTTGTCTCGTCAAGCTCGCGAGAAACACCGTCTTTGATAACGACTGTGCGCGTCGGGTACACGACACCCGTCACTACCTCGCGGGCGATACGTTCGACTTCCTCACGGTCAATTGCGGGTGCGGCAAAGATGGACTGCAATGCCGCCATTGCCGCTTGTGCCTTGTCAGGATCGACGTTACCGGCCGGAGCGGGTGCGGGTGCTGCCGTGATAGCGGCCATGGGCTCACGCGGCGGTTGAGCCGTGGTAATCACGGGAACCGGATTGCATGAATGCGCGGTGCCGTCATAGTCCAGCAGAACGTCGTCACCTACACGGGTACCGCAATCGTCGCACCAATTGTCATCGGCCACGATATGCCCTTTGTAAAGGTTCATCGCGCCGCAATCCGGGCATGGCGTACGTAGGGTGCGCTTGGAGTGCTTAATGTAGGTGATTGTGGGGTCAATGGTCGCGGTCATGTTTGGCCTTCCGGGTGGTTGATCCGTGTGTGTGGTTGGTAATTCGTAGGGTACACGTCACGTACCCCTTAGCGCAAGTCTTAGGTATTTCAGCAAGTCGGCGGGTGCGTCTTTAGATCATTCGTCAATCTTGCGAACGAACGTGTAGGCACTGTGCATAGCAAGCCAACCGATAACCGCACATGCCCAGACAGACGGGGTGTCTTCCGGCCATAGGCCAGCGATTACTAGAAACGCTGACCCGAATACGGTTAGGCAGATGGCAGCGGTAGCGCGCTGAATGTTTCGCATGGTCAGCGTGTCCGATCGCTGAGAATCGCGGCCCACAGAACGGGCAGCGCACGGAATCGGACACTCACTGACTGACGCACTGGCACGCCGTCGATATTGCGTTCTACGGTGCGCGTAATAGTCCGCGCGGTAAATGAGTAAGTCACCATGGTCTACTGTCCCAGCGCTTCCATGTTGTGCAGGTGGTTAACAGCGTCGGTCAATGCCTTGCCGGTGGCCCGGTGCGCCTTATCGGCGTCGTCAAGCTGTCCCTTAGCTTCGGCCACGAGCGCGCGCTTAGTCGCTTCCATGGTCATATACGTATCGGCAGCGAGCGTCACCGCCTGAGCGACCTTTTCACGCGCACTATCAGTCAATTGGCTGTAACCGACACTTGCCCGATAGCCGACCCGCTGGACACCCGTATCAGTGAGCATGTCGCGAACATCCTTATGCCATGAGGCCACACGGTCAGGCTCAAATGTGCCGTGCTCGTATCGGTCATACTGCTTACCATTGACCGTCAGTTCATTAGGGGCGAAAGTCAAAACAAGGCGCGCGGTAGTGAATGCGGGAAACTCGATAGACGTATTCCCGTCCCAGCGTGTTTCACGCTTAATGGTCGTCGGCAGAATACTTACCTTGGCGATTCCGTCAATGCCCTTGCCCTTTACGTGGACACGGGTAACGCCGTCGCTGCTTTCAATCTCAGTGATGTTCATTTGGGCTAGCCCTTCGGTGGTGTGGTTGGTGACGCTGACGGTACGCCGCACGTACCCCTAAGCGCAACGCTTAACGCAAAACACATGTGTATTGGCTGCTCAACGTGCACGGACGTACTTCTGCCGTACCCCTGTAGGTACACACCGCGTACCGCACACGTGCCCTGTATCGGGCTCTAGATCGCACGCTAAGCCACTAGCCCACCTGTACATGGGTGCACATACCCGCATGCACGTAGAGGGCTGTACAGGCACACGCCCATATAGCCATGCCTACACACGCATACCCCTGCCTAGAGGTATGCCTTAGCGCTTAGCCCCATGACCTGCGCATACGCACACGCAGCAACCGCCGGCGAGAGCCCATAAACACCCATTGAACTGCACATATATCTAAAGCTAGTTAACAATGCCCACGCATACACGCAGCTAACACCCATGTACATGTAACCGTGCCTATGACCAGCATGTTTGCCTGCAAACACCCAAACACCACACATACACGCAGGTCACAGCGCTGACCCCTCGAAAACCGCATAGGCAAAACACAAGGTCTCAGCTAACACCACGAATAGCTAATTAGCCACAAAATAGCAGTTCAAAGCACCCGTTAAGGGGGTGGGGGGGTACCCCGCAACGTCGGCAGCGCACTCCTCGAACGGCCAGCGACCCCTCTCTCTCCCGACGAAATGGCCCTAAGCCGTCCTCGGGTGGGTGCTGGAAAACCGCTGGTCGCACTTGCATTACCGCAGGTCGTCGAAATTCTTACTGATTGATTGGGGGTACGGCATGACTACTCCGGATGTTCCGATTCCGATGGAGCTGGGGGAGTCGGGCCGGGATCTGTGGGCCGGTGTGGCTGCGGGTCGGCCGATGAATGCGGCGTCTCGGGCGCTGTTGCTTAATGCGTGCCGTATCGCTGATCGGCTTGACGATTTGGTTGAGCGTATCGGGGATCGGTTGACGGTGATTAATCATCAGGGCACGGAGACCATTAATCCGCTTATCGCGGAGCATCGGATGCAGTACGGGGCGCTGGCGCAGGTGTTGGCGAAGATGGGCTTGGCTGAGCTGCCTAAGCCGAAAGCGCCGGGTAAGTCTGCGCGCGATGAGTTGGCGGCTAAGCGTGCTGCTCGTCAGCGGGCGAGTAAGGCGGGCTAAGTGGCCCGAATGTTGGGGCGTCACGTTCGTGAGCTTTTGTTTTGTTTCTATAGCTGGAAATGTGCGTGCGAACGCGGCCGGGTGAATGGGCACCGTCGTAGCAGTGGCCGGAATGTTGATTTGTCGCGGCGTATTCGTAGGCGCAGGGAGGCGCGCGAGTGGTCGCGCGAGGTCGCGGAAGAAATGAATCCGGACTATGAGGGCGAATACCTGTTCTTTAGGCACCGGGCGGATGCCGGGTTGCCGAGTTTAGGGGGCGCGTCCCTCATTTTGTAGGGGGGATCATGACGGCTTTGTTGGAGCCGGAGACGAATACTCGCCATCAGGGACTAATCGGCGCTCAGCGGCCACGCATTGAGCACTTCCCGGCGTATTTCACCACTCTAGGCGATGACGCTATCGACTTGTGTAACCAGTTCGGCTTGGATCTGTTGCCTTGGCAAGAACTAATCGTTAGGGAATCGCTAGGCCAAAAGGGCGACTCTACCGGCGACTCGGAAATTGACAAGCTCACTAACGGTGTCACCTGGTCATGGACCTCTTCTACCTGTTGCTTGATCGCACCTCGCCAAAATGGAAAAAATGTGTGCGTCTACGCGCGCCAGTTGGCGGGTTTGTATCTGCTGGGCGAGCGCATTATGCACTCTGCGCACGAGTTCGATACCGCTAAGGACGCGCACCGTGAGTTGACGGCGATTATCGCTGGCGACGAGGAACTAGAGGACGAATGCAAGCTGCCTCACAAGATCGGGGCGGCTGAGCTTTCGGTTGTCCATAAGACTTCGGGTGGGTTTATCCACTACGTAGCGCGCGGTAAGAACGCTAAGCGTGGTCGTACCCGCGTGGATTTGATGATTCTTGACGAGGCTTTCGCGCTCGATGACGACATGATGGGCTCTCTGTCGCCGCTACAGCAGGCGTCTAAGAATCCGCAGACTTGGTTGACGACTTCGGCCGGTACTGACGATTCGGACGTGTTGAAGCGTATGCGCGAGTACGGGATGACGCTCGCGAATTTGGAGGCGGCGTGACTGCCGTAATTGATGATGAGACTACGGAGACTCCGCCGTTCCTTTTCGCGGAATGGTCGTGCGCTGAGGGTAGTGATCCTGCTGAGTTTGAGAATTGGAAGGTCGCTAATCCGTCGCTTGGCGTTAAGGGCATTGCTCCTGTTAGCGCATTGCGTGAAGACTTTGAAGTAAAGATGTCCATTCAGCAGTTCGCTCGCGAGCACTTGGGCATGTGGGATGACCCGCGTATGAATTCGGTGATTCCTTTCGAGGCTTGGGAAGCGTGCAAGCTCGATGATGTCGATGACCCGGACGGCGGCAAGCGTGCCCCGGTGGTCGATGTGGGGCTACTGGTGGCCTGTGTGGACGTGGCCCCTGATCAGGGGTGGGCGTCTATCGCTATCGCCGGTAAGCGGAATGACTCTAGGTCGCATATCGAGGTTGTGGCTGCTAACGCGGGTACGGCGTGGGTGATTCCGACGATGCAGCGGTTGTTGGCGTCGTCTAAGCCTCCGGCCGCTGTGGTGGTCCAGGCCGGTGCGAGCGCGGGTGCGTTTGGTCCGGAGCTTGAGCAGATCGGGTTGAAGGTCCGCTATTTCGGTACGCAGGACATTGCGCAGGCTACGGGCCAGTTCTACACGGACATTGTTGATAGGAAGTTGACTCATTTGGACGATGAGTCGCTTTTCGATTGTTTAGCGGGTGCGGCTAAGTATCCGATTGGTAAGCCGGAGCTTGAGCAGTGGGGGTTTCTTCGTAAGAGCGTGTCTACGGATATTACGGGGATTGTTGCGTGCTGTTACGCGAATAGGCTTTTGACGTTGGAGGACGTTGAGGAAACGTTGAATGCTCCAAAGAAACATAGGTTGCTTTGAGTTCTAATCTTATGGAGCTGCCGTCTCGTACTTTGACCTTGCCGTCGAGTATCGGCGGGGGCGATGTTGCTAAGTATATCCATGATGTTGTTTGGCCCGCCTTTGATGGTGAGCGGGGCCGGTTGCAGATTATTGATGCGTGGGCGGATGGTAATCAGCCGGATTATGCTCGTATTCAGGCTAAGTCTCCGGAGAAGCGGGCTTTGTTCCGGTTGTCTAAGACGCCTTGGTTGCGTTTGGTGGTTACGACGTTCGCGCAGTGTCTTTATGTGTCGGGTTATCGGCGTGAGGGCGATAAGGAGAATGCCGAGGGTCCGTGGCAGACGTGGATGGCGAATGGTATGCCGCATCGGCAGATCGGTTTGCATCGTTCTGCATTGACTTACGGGTATGCGTTCGCGATGGCTGAGAAGGGCACCGCGTTGGACGGCTCAAATCAGGCTGTTTTGACCGCTTATTCGCCTCGTAGGCTGTTCGCGCTGTACGAGGATACGGTTAATGATCCTTGGCCTAAGTATGCGTTGACGTTGCAGCCAGACGGTAAGACGGTGCGTTTCTGGACGGATCAGCTTTATTACGAGCTGGATATGCCGTCGCCTAATGAGTTTCCGACGCCTCCGCGTGTGTTTGAGCACGGGCTAGGGGTGTGTCCGGTTGTTCGGTACATGAATGTGATGGATTTGGACGGTAAGACCCGTGGTGAGGTCGGCCCGCTTATCCCGGTCGCTACTCGTATCGATAAGACCGAGCTTGATTTGCTTTATGCGCAGCACTATAACTCGTTTAAGGTTAAGACCGCTACTGGTATTACGGATATGAATGAGGCCACCGATGAGGAGGCTGAGGCGTTTAAGCGTCGTCTTGAGAATGACGACATTCTGGCTCACACGAGCGAGCAAGCTAAGTTCGGGACGCTTGATGAGACGCCGCTAGATGGGTTTATTTCGTCTAAGACTGCGCATGTTGAGACGTTGGCCGCTGTTGCCCAGTTGCCGTCGGATGTGTTGACGGGAAAGTTGGCGAATTTGTCTGCGGAGGCATTGGCTTCTGCGCGCGCTAACACGGAGGCGAAGCTAGCGGAGCGGAAGATGACGTTCGGTGCGTCGCATAACCAGTTGTTGCGTTTGTCGGCGTTGGTTGAGGGCGATATCGAGTCGGCTTCTGATTTTACGGCTTCTGTTCGTTGGGTTGATTCTTCTATTCGTTCTCTTGCTCAGGCTGTTGATGCTTGGGGTAAGGCTGCGCAGATGTTGGGTATGCCGAAAGAGGAGCTTTGGGAGTTTGTGCCGGGCGTTGATGAGGCGAAGTTGCAGCAGATGCGTGAGCACGCGATGGATACCGACGATTTGACGATGATGTTGCGTTATTTCGGGGGTACTGATCCGAATGCTAAGGGCGCGGCTGCCGATCCGTCGATTAAGGGGGTTCCGGGGGCTCAGCCTGCCGGTGCTGCGGCGTAAAGCTTTGGGGGTTATGAGTGGCTACACAGGATCAGGGGGCGGCTCAGAAGCGATTTCAGCCGCTTTCTGACTTGGCCGCGTTTTATGCGCAGCAGCATATGCAGGATCAGCAGAATATTGCCGCGCAGACGGCCGCAGGTTTGTTGCTTTTGTGGCCGATCCTGAATTTCAGGAATCTAGACCAGACCACGGCGGTTTGGCTGCACGCTACCACGCTGGAAATTGAGAAACAGTTCCGTGCGTCGGAAGATTTAGCGTTTGAGTACGTGCAGGCGGCTAAGTGGTCGGTGGCTCCGGATGCTCCGGAGTTGGAAAAGGTCACGACGGCGTTTCCGACTGAACAGGTTCAGTTGGGGATGCGTGTTACGGGGCCGATTGCGGTTAAGCAAAAGGTTGGCGATGCGCCCCCAGAAGGGGTAGTTGCCGACGATGTGATGGCTCAGGCCCGCACGAATACAACTGGTGTGGGCGTGAAGCATGCGATGAATGGTGGCCGGGGCGAGGTCCAGCAGCAAGTTGAAGCCGAGTATGACCGTGCGGTCGCGGCTGAGAATGCGGCGGATTCGTCTGGTGCGTCTGTTGTTGATCTGACTCAGCGGCGGGCGGAACGTAAGGCCATCGGTTATGCGCGGATGACGGATGATAATCCGTGCTATTTCTGTGCGGTGTTGGCGTCACAGGGTGCCGTCTATTTGAATGCGAATTCCTTTGATCGTTCAAATAGCGTGGTCCGTGACATTAAGCGGGATGGCAAGGTGGTTGCTCACCGGCCGTTCGTTGGTGATGGTTTGGTTAAGGTCCATGATCATTGCCGCTGCCAGCTCAGGCCAGTCTTTCGGGAAGCCGACAAGATGGATGAGCGTGCGAACTATTTCCTTAAGCAGTGGGAGAAGTTCGGTAAGGGTGGTAAGGGCGAGGATGGCAAGTATCGGGATGCCATGCAGAACTTTCGGCGGAGTTATGTTCCGCCTCCACCGTATCAGGGATCGCCAGCAGTGGATATTGCTGCGGTTCGCGCCAACCGGGAGGCGCTTATTTCTGCCGGGTTTGATGTTAATTCCGCGAACGTCAGGTTTTATGATCGTTCGCTTTCTTTACTAGAAGCAGTCTAGGGGGGCGTTACGGCCACGCTCGTATATTGGCCGGTTGTTTTGTGGGGGAATTTCTTTAATGAGTGATATTGATGTGACTACTACGGATGGTGGAGTCGCCACTAGCGAAGCTAATGATAATGCTGAGGGTTCAGGCAGCCGATCGGGGTCTGAAAGCGGTGGTAACGAGTTTAAAGCCATTACGTCGCAGGATGCTCTCGACGCTATCTTGACGAAGCGGTTGGAACGCGCCGATAAGGTGAGTGCCAAAAAGTATGGTGAAACGATTAAGTCCCTTGAGGACAAGATCGCGGCTTTTGAGACCGAGAAGTTGTCGGAATCGGAGAAGCTACAGAAACGGCTAGAGGACGCGGAGAAATTGGCGTCTGAAAGGGCCGGTGAACTGACCAAGTTGCAGCGGGACCGTCAGGTGTTTGACCTGGCGCAGGAGCATGGCTTGCCGCGTGCACTTTGGGATCGTGTTCGGGGGGACTCGGACGAGGAAATTATTGCTGATATCGAGGCTCTTAAGGGTGTTATCCCGGAGCCTAAGTCGCCTGGTGGTTTTCCGCAGGGTCCGACTCGGACGCCTGTTGCGCCTACTGGTGAGCTTCCTGATCCTGGCGATATTACTGCTGATGATTTGTTGAAGCAGATTTCTTTTTCTAATTTCCCATCGTACTAATTGTTAAACAACTAAATATTGAATAGGGGGGAGACTTTTGTCTCACATCTTTATCAAGCCGTCGCTGGTCGTGGAGACCGCCGTTAAGGTTTTGCGTCGGCAGATTGTGTTGCCTAATTATGTGCTTACGAGTGCGTTGGGTGACTTCGGTGGTTCTGCTAATGACACCATTAATGTTCGTGTTGGCGCGGTTATGGATTCGCGTACGCGTCAGTTCCGGGGTACGGGTGCGTCTCGTAATGTCGTGATGGATGATCTGGTTGAGACCAGCTTCCCGGTGACGTTGGATAACGTCATTTACAACGCTGTGTCGTTGACGGATGAGCAGTTGACGTTGGATATCCGCGACTTCATCGAGCAGGTTATTGTTCCGCAGGTTGGCGGTGTCGCTTACGGTATTGAGAACTACCTGTACAACTTGATTTCGAGCGCGCCTTACCAGGATACGCATTGGATCAATCCGGCTGATACGTTCCCGGCGTTTGTTGACGCTCGGCGTGCGTTGAATGACGAGAATGTCGAGTACAACGACCGCGTTATGATCGTTGGTTCGGCTGTCGAGTCTGCGTTGCTGAAAGATCCGCAGTTCCGGCGTTACGACGCTACGGGTGCTGATCAGGCCGATGCTTTGCGTCAGGCGACTATCGGTAACGTGGCTGGTCTGCCGGTGTTGCGTTCTAATGCTTTGAAGCCGGATGAGGCTTTCGAGTGGCAGCGTAACGCGTTCATCTACATTAACCGTGCGCCTAAGAAGCCATTCTCTACGGCTATTAACGCTTACGGAACGTACGCGGCTTCTAATGCGGCTTTCCGTTGGTTGGCTGACTACGATTTCCAGAACTTGACCGACCGGTCGTTGCTGGATACGTATGTCGGTTCGCGCGTGGTTTTGGAGCGTGACGGCCGGTTCGTGCGTGGCGTGAAGTTGCGTTTGTCGGCTTCCGGTATTTCGTTGCCTAACCAGACGGCGACTGTGACGGCTGCGGCCGGTCCTAACCAGACCACGCAGTTGAAGGTGCTGGATAGCAACGGCGTCGATGTGACGGCCAAGAGCACGTTCGTGTCGGGTACTCCGGCTAAGGCGACCGTGGGTGCTGGTCCAGGTGCCGGTGGTGGCCTGGTGACGGGTGTCGCTTCGGGTACGTCTGTGATCACCGCTTCCTACAACCCACCGCAGGGTGGTGCCGCTGTGACGGCCACCACGACGGTGACTGTGGTCTAAGCGGGGTTTCTTGTGGGTGCATTGGCGTCTGTTGATGACCTACAAACCTTGATGGGGGTGACATTCACTCAGGATCAGCGCGCGCAAGCTGAGCTGGTTTTGAACATGGTGTCTGCGTGGGCGCGGGGGTATTCCGGTCAGTCATGGCCGGACCCCGCGTCCGTCCCCGAGGATATTCCGTGGGTGGTTCTGTCGGCCGCTAAGCGCGAGCTGCGGAACCCGGATAGGGCTGTGTCTAAGGCTAAAGGTCCGTTCTCGGTTTCCTATGGGAGGCTGCCGGACGGTGCTTTTCTGCCTGCCGAATTGGCTATTTTGCGTCGTTACCGTGGCGGGGGTGGTTTGTTCACGGTGCAGTTCGGGCGTTCGGATACGACTATTGATCCGTTTGCGTTCGGCAAGGATGGTTTTTTGGAGGATGGATCGGGTGGTGATCCTATTCCGTATTACCGTCGCGATGAACCGGGCTGGGAGGATTCGTACCATTTCTGAGACTCTTACCGTATATCGCGGCAAGACGGATAAGTACGGTAATCCTAATGGCCGGGATACACCTTATGGAACTATTCAAGGTTTGATTGGTTGGGGGTCGAGTCGGGGACCGAATTTCCAGAATACGCAGAACGCGGTAGCGGACGCGCATGGAGAATCGTTCTCTATTTCGGCCACATTGTTTGTGCGTAAGGGCACGGATGTAAAGGTTCGTGACCGTCTCGTGCGGGCCAACGGCCAGGCATTCGTTGTTGGGCCTGTGATGTGGGATGAGCCGGAGCCTTTCGGCGGTGACACGTTCTTGGACGAGGACGTTGTTTACCAGCTTACGTCGACTAACGGCTAAGGGGGCGGCATGGGTGGCAAGCTCGGGCCGGGCGGCGGGTTTCTTCTCGATGATATCGACATTCCGGCATACAACGCGGACATGGCTAAGTGGGCTAATACTTCGCCTGTCCTTGGTGGATACCTTAGTCATATCGGTGTCGAGGTGGTGCGTTTGTATGCGGCGAAAGTTGCTAAGCGTACGGGGGATCTGTCGCGTTCTGGTGGTGTTGAGGTGCGCCCCAATATGGGGCATAAGGCTGATCGCCTTGGTTGTGTGGTGACGGTTGGTGGCGAGTTGGCCGCTAAGACGTGGAAGGGCATGCCTTTCTATTACGGCGCTCTACATAACTTCGGTTCGCCTACCAAGGAACAGTTCCAGGCTCACAACGATCTACGGGAAGCGACTCTTTCGCTTAGGCTGTAAGAAACGGGGGTTGTATGGTTACGCTCCCCGCTTGGTTCAACAATAACTTTGTCAATGTCGAAAACTTGATGATCGACATTTTCACTAAGGTGTTTCCCGATATTGAGTCGGGGTGTTGGACTCCTGATGACTGGCTTGACCAGACTCACCCTGATCCGGTGTTGAAGTTTATTCGGATGCCGGGTGGCAGGGTTGATTGGCAGCGCTGTTTTGATGAGTGTTTCATTCAGGCAACGGCGGTAACTAATTCGCGTGATACGTCGTGGGATGTTATGTCGGTTGTTCGGGCTGTGCTTCTGCCTATGCAGGGCTACAAGTTCACGATGACTGACGGGTTTACCGCGCAGATTCACACGGTCGAAGAAGTTTTGGGGCCGCAGTTGTTGATGCCTAATCAGCAGTTGGATACGCGCGTGGTCAATTGCCAGTTCAAGGTGAGTGTTGGTTTGCGTTCGCGCAATAACTATCTGGGGGAAGTCGCTGCCCTGTAATCAGCGGCATTATAACTAAATAAGGGAAGCAAAACTTAATATGGATTTTTACACGTTGAAGGATGCGCAGGCCGATTTGGCTATTGCACCTCTTAACTTGGCGGTGTTCCTTGCTCCGTACTCTACGACTCCGGCTCTTACGCTGGAAGATCCGTCGGACGGTTCGCTGTCTATCCCTGCCGGTTACAAGTCTGTTGGGCATTTCGAGAAGAAGGCCGGTCTGACGCTTGGTAACGAGTTCGATTCTAAGGATATTGAGGCGTACGGCGAGCCTGATCCTATTCGGTCGATCATTTCTAAGCGTACGACTACGTTTGATTTCTCGATGTTCCAGAACCATCGGGATGTTTTGGGCCTGATCTGGACTCAGGATTTCTCTGATGTTCAGCCGTCGCCTTTCGGTGGTGTGGTTTTGGAGGCTCCTAAGGTTCCGAAAAACATCTACTACCGCGCAATTCTGTGTGGTTTGGATGACCGGAATAACGAGGAGCTGTGGTGCTACTGGCTGTTGCCTAAGGTGAAGCTGGATAAGCTGGATAACCAGACGCTCAATGACGATAACGTGATTGAGTACAAGCCTACGTTGAAGGCTTTCCGTGATGACACGGTTGGTTACTCGGTTGCTCAGGGCTTTGCGGGTCCGGGCTGGCGGACGATTGTCGATAAGGCTGGCTTTGCCGCTTCATTGACTACGTTGACGGCCTCTCCTGCGTCGCCTGCTTTGACGGTCGCGGCCGGTGCTACGCACACGGTGCAGTTGATGGTTCAGGGCGATAACGGAATCAACTACACGCCTGATTGCAAGTTCTTGTCGTCTGCGCCTACCAAGGCGTCTGTTTCGGCTACGGGCTTGGTGACGGGTGTTGCGGCTGGTGCGGCAACCATTACGGCGTCGAAGGGTAATAAGACGGCCACTGTGTCTGTCACCGTTACCTAAGGGGGATGGGGGGAGTGACCTTAGCGGGTTGCTCCCCCCTTTCTTTATACACATTTATAAGTATCTATAGGGGGAAACCAATAATGACTACTCGTCGCTCTGTCTCTGACGCCGATTTGAAGGTTGTCGAGGACGCGGTTAGTGACTTTTTCGCTGAGCTTGTCGCGGAGGTGCGTGTTCCTGATCCGCTGCCGCTGACTAAGGACATTGTTCTTGAGTGCCCGACTAAGACTCAGGTGTCCGATCTGCTGAAGGCGGTTACCGAGGATGAGGCACAAAAGATCATCTTTGGCAAGGACTACGACAAGGCCATGAAGCTGTTTAACGATAAGCCTGTTCAGGTGTGGAACAAGTTCATGGAAAAGTACAATGAGCATTTCTTTGGTGACGGTAAAGCGGGAAAATAGTTATTGTCGCTGAGTTGGTCGGGAAGTATTGGCGCGCTATTGAGTGGGATTTTCAATCCCTACTCGGCGTCAATGCTTTGGACTACTTTGCGGCTCCGTGCCGGTGTGTGCAGTGTCGGGCTAGTAAGCCTGATTTTGCGTCTCGGCGTGACTGGGATCAGTTTATTCGCTTCTATGAGACGTGCAGCTCTGTGCGTGGCTCATATTGCCAGTCGGCGGCGTTGACTGATCCTGACGTGATCGAATTGCAGGCTTCCGCTCCGGATTCCGAGTGGGAGTTTAAGGCACCCCCGTTGTTTGGGTGGACTGCCGAGATTGATGCTTTGACGAATATCGCTGACCAGTTGATTGCGAGTAGGGCTCGTGACGACAAGGTGAAGTTCTACCCGCGTCCGGTTATTCCGGCCGAGAAAGAACGTAAGAAGCGAAAGGCGGCTAAGCAGGAAAGCGGTATTGAGGCTGCGCTTGCGCGTGGCCAGAAGGCCGCTGAATGGAATTACCTATAACTTAATATTGGGGGCTGATTGTGGCTGAATTTGTTGCCGCGCAGGCGTCCGTGCACATTATCCCATCGTTGAAAGACTTCCGGTCTCGGCTGCGTGCGCAGCTTAAGACTGTTGAGCAGTCGGTTGATGTTGAGGTTAAGGCTCAGACGGCTAAGGCATTGGCGGAAATTGAGGCCGCTAGGAAGCTGGCGGAAAGTCGTCCGTTCGATCTACAGGTAAAGATCAATTACGACAAGAAGAAGCCTCTGACTGAGATCCGGCATGTTTATCAGGATCTAAAGACGGAGATGCTTAAGGGCCTAAAGGTCAACATTATGGTGGCTGGTGCCGCCCAGTTGAACCAGGCTGGCGTTGCCATGGCGGCGTTGAACACGTCGATTGTCGAATTGTCACAGTCGGCGTTGTTGTTGCCAGGCATTTTCGCGGGTGTCGCGTCGAGCGTCGGTGCGGTGGTCATCGGTACGCGCGGTGTTACGGATGCGTTCAAGGCGTATTCGGCGGTTCAAAAGGATTCTGTGGATGCTGCCCGTCAGCAGGTGCAGGCGAACCGGAATGTGGCTGATGCGACCCGGCAGTTGAACACGGCTGTCAAAGACGCCAAGCGCAATTTGGAGGACTTGAACGCGCAGTTGCGGGACGCGCCGCTCGACGAGGCCGAGGCCGTGATGAACGTCCAGGAGGCTCGCGCTGAGCAGGCGAAGACGTGGGGCAAGACCGGGCTTGAGATGCAGCGGGACAACCTCGCTGTGCTCAAGTCTGAGTCGCGCCTTGCGGAGACTCGTCGGCGCAACGTTCGGCTGTCCGAGGACGTAGCGGAGGCAAACCGCAAGGGCGTCAAGGGAAATGACTCGGTTGTTGCGGCGATGGATCGATTGTCTACGGCTACCGAAAACGCCGGCAAATCGTCGGGTGCCCTTAAGGAGTGGGAGCAGGCGATGGGTCGCCTGTCTCCGCAGGCTCGGGAGTTCGTCAACACGCTGACGGGTATGTCGGGGGCGTGGACGAAGGTCCGCGAGTCGACCCAAGATGGCCTGTTCGCGGGCCTGGGTGACGACGTTAAGCAGCTCGGTGAGGTCGGGCTGCCGGTACTTGAGCGCGGTCTGACGGGCATTGCGTCGGCTATTAACTCGAACCTGAAAACGGCCATGGGGTCGCTTAAGCAGGGCAAGAACGTCAATGCCTTCGAGTCGATTTTCGGTAATACCGCCGAGGCGCAGAAGCGTCTAGACGGCGCGATTAAGCCGATGATTGACGGGTTTATGCAGTTGGCGGCTGTTGGTAGTCGTTTCCTTCCGCAGTTGTCGACGGCGTTTGGCGATGTGATGCGCCGGTTTGAGGCTTTCACGAACCGTTCCGCTAAGGATGGGTCGCTGGATCGTTGGATTAAACGCGGCATGCAGGCAATGAAGGATCTTGGCAATTCGCTTATCAATATCGGTTCTGTCTTGAACACGATTAGTGAGGCGTTTGTCGGGACTGGCGGCAAGGGTTTGTTGTCGCATTTAGAGTCTGGCACTAAACGTTTGTCCGAATTCCTTAAGTCTGCGGAGGGTCAGGAGAAGCTTAAGAAGTTCTTTCTAGATGCCCGTAATGAATTGGAGCATTGGAAGCCGGTCCTTAGCGATGTGTGGGGAATGATCCGCAATGTTAAGACTGGTTTTGAGGCTTGGGCTGGGACTGTTTTGCCGGTGTTGCGTACGTTTACGCAGCTTTTGGCGGGTGTTCCTGGTTTGGCGGCGGCGATTACTTACGCGATTCTTGGGTGGAAGACGCTTAGCCCGGTTTTCCAGGGCCTTAACACGATGCTCGGCGTCATTGATTTGGACTTCAAGAGTGTTGCGAAGGCTGTTGGCGAGGGTGAGGGTTTCACCGGCAAGTTGCGTGCCCTTTCGGGTGTGTTGGGTGCTGGCGGGATTCTTGCGGCTGCGGCTGTTGCGGCTGGTGGCGTGTTGTACACGTTGGCGCAGAAGCAGGACGATGCGGCTACTAAGACTGCTCGTCATGCGGATGAGATTCGGCGGTTGCGCACTGAGCTGACTGCCCTTTCGGGTGAGCTTACGCAGCAGGGCTTGATTGACAAGCTGAATGCGATGGGCGACTACAAGCAGGACTCGGGTAGTCGTGGCGATGGAATCAACATTAATGCGCAGGCCGAGAAGGTCGGTATTAACCGCACTAAGTTGGGGCAGTTGTTTACGCCTAACCAGGTTGATGCGCGTAATGCTGAGCTTGGTCGATTGGACAAGATCACCGAGAGCGCTCTTACAGAATCGGAATACTGGAAGAAAAACCACGAGGCTTACGAGAAGATCGGCATTACGTCTGATGTTCTTGCAAAGGCTCTTGGTGGTGACCAGAAAGCTATTGACAAGTTTAATGCCGCTCGGGCTGCCGGTCAGATTCCGGGTGGCGGGCCTACGTCGTTGCATCCTGAGTCGTACACGCTGGCTGATATTCAGCAGGGCGCATCGCGGCTCGGTAAGACGATGTTGCCTGGCTTGGGTGATCAGGCTATTGCGTCCTCACAGGTAGCGGGTGCTGTTCGTCATGACGTGGGCACGTCGGCTGATGTGCAGTCTGAATTGCTTAAGAACAATGCTGCCGGTGGTGCTGGCGCTATTGGCCTTAAGCAGGGCAATCCGTTCGCGCCGTACAACGTCACTAAGGCATATCCCGATCCGTCGGGTAATGGCGGTGTTGTTGATCTGGGTATTCCAGCAGCGTCTATTCCGGAGGCTCTAAAGGATCAGTTCATTAGCGCTACGCCTCTTGCGGGTGGTGGCGTCGAGCTGCGGTTGTCGCAAGATCAGTTTCAGAAATGGGCTGTGGGTGTTCCGCAGCGCGCGGACGGTGGTCTGTTGTCGGGGCCGGGTACTGGCACGTCGGATTCGATGTTGGCGCGCGTCTCTAATGGCGAGTTTGTCATTAAGGCGGCGTCGGTTTCCAAGTACGGGTCGAGCTTGTTGCACGCGATTAATGAGGGCAAGCTGCCTCGATTCGATCAGGGCGGTGAGGTTGGCCCGCGCATCGTGACGGCACCTCCGAAACCTCGCGATGACTACAGGTTTGTTCCGCCCGCTCCGGGACCGGCTAAGCCGCTTCCGGATATGTCTAACCCTGGTCTGTATGACCCGGCGAAGGGCACGTATTCGCCTCTGCCGGACGGTTTGGGCGATAAGGGGCAGACGAGCGGGTCGAACGTTCCGCCTGTTCCTACGGTCGTTGAGACGCGGCATGGCATGGGTATTGCGATGCCGGGTGGTAACCAACTGTCGCAGCTGCCGGGGCCTGCTAATGAGGTTCCGCAGCAGCAAGCCGCTACTGGCCTCTTGGCCCAGAACGGGCAGGTCGCTATCGGCGGCAAGGTGCTGCCTAAGAACATTCAGCCGCTAGGGATTTTGGAGCAGATCGGTTCGATTCTGGTTCAGGCTATTGCTGGTTTCTTCGGGTTGGACTTGTCCTATCTGAATGCTTTCCGGTCGGGCTTGGGCGGTTTGGGTAAGTCGATTCTTGGACAACCGGCCGATCCTGAGGTGGCTGCGCTTACGGACGGGTATCAGAATCCGTTGCCGACTAGTCAGTCAGCTTTGACGGGCACGATTGGGTTGCCGGGGAACGTTTCTCCGGCCGCTGCGCGTGCTACGCAAATGGCTGAGTCGATGGCCGGTAAGCCTTATGTGTGGGGCGGCGGAAGCTTGGACGGCACCGACTGTTCCGGGCTTGTCATGTACATCGCTGATGCGTGGAACGGTAAGCAGTTCTCGGGCCGCTCTGGCGGTACTGGCACCGAGGCTTCGACCTTGCAGGCTAAGGGCGCTGTTCTGATCAATTCGCCGGGCGAAGCGCCAGCGGGCACTTTGCGTATCGGTTGGAATGGTTCGCATACGGCGGGCACGTTGCCGGATGGCCGGAACTTTGAGGCGTCGACCGAGGGCAAGCCAATTGCGTTGGGCGCTGGGGCTTCTGGGTATAGCAGCTCGCAGTTTACGAACTGGGCTTACTTCCCGAATGGTTATGCGTCGGGTGGTTTGTTGGCTGGTGCGGGCACGGGTACGTCGGACTCGATGCTGGCTCGGGTGTCTAACGGTGAGTACATCGTTAAGGCAAAGTCGGTGTCTAAGTACGGAACTGGCCTTATGCATGCGATCAATGAAGGCAGGTTGCCTGGGTTTGACGAGGGCGGGCCGATCCTGATTCCAGGGTTTACGGCACCGGCTCCGCAGACGCAGCAGCCGATGCCTGATCCGGCCGGGGCGCAAGCTCAGCAAGCGCAGCAGTCGTCACAGGCGCAGGCGCAGAGCCAGACGGATTCGCAGATTGCCGCTCAGTCGTCGGGGACCACTCCGCAGACGGATACGGCAATGAAGTCTGTTGGCGATGCGATGTCCGGCATTGGTTCGGCCTTGCAGGGCAGCGGTGGTGGTGCTGCTCCGGGTGCTGACGCTCCGGAAGGTGCTACGCCGGAGCAAGATCCGCGTTCGATTCTCGGGGCGGCTCCTACCAATCAGGATCACAACGCGCCTTGGTTGTCTAAAGGCATTCAGGGTGCGGCGTCGACCATTGGGTCTGCTATGTCGATGGCCATTTCGGCTGCGGCGTCGGCTGGTTCATTCGGTGCGGGTGGTGCGGCTGGTAGTGCGGCCGGTTCGGCGGCGGCGGCTGGTGCGCAGATTGCGGGCCAGGTGGCGTCTGGTGCGGCCAATATCTTGTCGAGCTTGATGGTTGGAACGTTGACGCAGGGAACTACGCAGGGCGCTTACGGTGCCCCGGTGTTGCCTGGTCCTCCGCAGTCTTCGGGCGGCGGTGGTGGTCCGGCTGTGGTGAATAACTATGGCGATATCCACACGGCGAATTACGACGAGTTCTATAAGGGTCAGCAGCGCCGGGATGCTCAGCAGCAGGCACCTATTTTGCCTATGCGATAACTGAATAACGATTCACGGGGAGACCCCGCCTGACTTCGGTTGGGCGGGGTTTTCTTGTGGGGGAGACAACTAAATAGAGTGACCGATTTCCTGAAAATTGAATTGACGGGTCGGGATGGTTCCCATTGGGTTCTGTCTGGTCCCGGCATGGGGAAGCAGGGGGTGACCCTTTCCCCGAACTTGCAACAGTTTTATGACGCGCCGGTTAAGACGCTTTATGTTCCTGGTCCGTTTGGTGAGGAATACGCGGGTAAGCGTGTGCAGCGCCGCGAGATTGTTTTTTCGGTTCAGGCGTGGGACGCCGATCCGGATACGTGGGCGTCTATTGATTCGGCTTGGCGTTGGGCTTGGGACTACGACGAAGAATCAACGATAAGGGTTACCACTAGCGACGGTACTCGTTGGCTGAATGTGCGGCTCATGGAAGAGCCTAAGCCTTACTACGAAAAAGATCCGCATATCACTGCGGATAACCCGATTGTCATGACGGTTACGTCTACGTTCCCGTATTGGCAGGAGGAGCCCAAGGAATACGTTTGGGAAACCCTTCACACGGATGATTTTACTAAGTTCCCGATTCGCAATGACGGCGATGTGCCGGTGTGGTTGCGGTGGGTTTGTACGGCTCCGGGTACGTGGATTTTGCCTGACTTTTCGTGGGGCAATGACATGTATTCGCGAGGTCTTGATGATGTGGGCCGGACTATTCCGCTGCCTGCTTTGGTGGTTGGTGAGCATGTTTCTGCGGATTCTGATCCGCGCGTGCAGACGCTTATTTCGGCCAATGGAATGCCGACTCAGCACAGGTGGAAAGGCAATGACCTTCTCTATCCGCTGATGCCCGGTAAGGGCGGCGATGTGCCGGTTCGCCTTAAGGACGCGGCGCAGGGCGGCGCTATCAAGCTCACGGTTCCGCGTTGGTTCTCGCGTCCGTGGTCGCGGCCGGGGGTGACGCTGTGAGCGACTGGGTAAGTCTGATGTCTGACCACGGTAACGATCCGTGGAAGGCGTTTAAGGCCATTGAGGCTAAGGCCGACGAGCAGCGGGCGCAGCATTGGGCGTTTAGGCGAGCTAAGCCGTTGATCCGGTTTTGGATGAATGACCCTACGGGGGCTCCGGGGCTGATTTATGTGGGCCGCGTCGACTATGACGATTCGATTAGGGGTTCGTTCCCGTTTAAGAACAACACACCTACTCAGGGTGTCTTGGAATTGCGGGATGACCACTACATGTCAATGTGGTTGAAGCAACTGCCCAATAATCCGGATTACAAAAAGAACGTTGTTGTCACTGTTGATTTCTACGGTGGTAAGAAACGTTGGTCGGGTCTGTTGGATCACTGGACTGTTAAGTCAAAGGATCATGTTAAGTATTTGGAAGTTACGTTTAACGACGAGCTTACCCATTTGCAATATATTTTGTGCCCGCCGAATCCGCTATTGCCAATTCCTTTATTTCAATTCCCTCGCATTTTTGCGCTGGCCGGACCAAGTAAGTGGTGCATTTCTGCCTTAATTTTTATAAACCTATTTCGGATTGAGGGTCACCCTTACACGCTGCCAGATGATCCGTTTGATTTGCAGTCTTGGGGCACGACGATTGATTGGTCATCGTGGCAGACGCACATTAAGTGCAGCCCGTGGTTGTTGGACGATTCGAGCTTGTGGAGTTTCATGTCAGCTCGCATGAATCCGGTGGACGCGGTTATCGCGGATTCGCTTGATGATGCGCAGTTGACGATGACGTATCGGCGTGTTCTGTCGGATGACGGCGAAACGGTTGACGGTTTGATCAGTGCGCCGCTTGGGCGGGTCGCTAATGGTGCTCTCGTGTTCGAGGTTGTCGACAACTCGAATGCTACGGCGCTAGAGGGCACGTTCTTTGAGGGCACGATTCTGGACGGCTTTGCGCGTTCGGTGATCACCTATGGTGGCGGGTTCGTTGAGGACACGTTGAGCGTCATTTCTGATGATCAGACGTTGCAGCCTGACGAGTATTACCAGACTGGCTGGCTGGGCACTATGGCTAAGCAGCCGTGGTTGGTGGTGCGTGATAACGAGTGGACGCCTATTGAGTCGAGCGATCTTAGTTGGGGTCCGGCGAAAAACGTTTCGGTTGTGGTGGGCGGCGATAATCCCGCAGCAGATGCTATTGCGAAGCTAATAATCGAAACCACGGGGAACCTGTTGGGTTACATGCTTCTCGGTGGTTTCTCTAGTGCGGGAACAATTGCCGCCGACATAATCATGCCTTTTATCGTCGGCACTATTGCGGCGTGGCTGGAATGGAAAAACACTGGGCGCGCTACGCAACTGGGCTGGGTCCATTATATGGAGCTGTACCAGCAGGGCGCGGAAAACAATGCGTGGTCATTGAGTGCGCTTTCTGCATTGCGTGGTGGGTTCCTTGTGGGGCGGGCTGAGACTACGCATCTGATGGCGTTGCATGACTCGTGGATTATTCCAGGTCTGCATATCGATATCGGTCAGCGTCTTGGTTCAACGGTTCAGTCCAAGGGCATTGAGCACATCATTTGGGTTAATCAGTTGGAAGAAATGACGGCTGCGTGGGATCACTCGGACAGTAAGCATCCGCTTTCGTGGGTGTTGAAAGCCGGTAAGTCTGATCGCGCGATGTCCATTGGTGAGCGTATGGCTCGTTTGGCTAAAAAGATGAGTGAGGCTTTGAACAACGTGGGTGTCCATTTGGTTCAAAGCTAGTAATTGGGGGAACTAGTAATGTCTAAGACTCAAGCCGAGTCTAATTTGGATGATCCGCAGGAAGTTTTTGCGTGGATGTTTTCGGCCGGTGTTCCCGACCCTCGCGATAAGGGGGAAGGGAAGTACCGGAATCAGCCGCTTATTCCTCCGCAGTGTTGGCCTGCCCTGTCTCAGATGTTGTGGGATTTCGGGTGCCGGTTTCATGCGGGTAAGCAGACGAAGTGGATTAAGCCTCCTACGGGGCCGCTTAGGAATTTCTCGATTGGGGAGTTGACGAGCGATCCGGACGAATTGGTTGCGCATGCGGCGGCTATGGCGGTCGATCAGTTCCCGGAGATTGCGGCCGAGGTTGCGCAGGTTCAGCCGGGCGACCATGAGGCGGCGCTTAAGGAATTCGAGGGTCGTCTTCTGGATAGCGTTTCGCGGCTCCGTGAGGCTCGTGCACGCATGGAGGGGGGCGGCGAATGACGATGCCTAGCGGTGTCGCCGGGCTTGATCCTGGCGGCTGGCTGGCGAGCTGGGTCGACGGTAAGGGGAATGCTCCGGACCTATCGGGTTTGGCAGGCCGGACGCAACCCTCTGTCACTGATTTCTACCGGGGCCAGGTCCAGGGCGACACGTCTTGGCAGAACGCGTCTTTGACGTTTTTCACGAACATTCTTCACGGGTTTCAGGATCTCGGGACGCTGGTAAGCCTTATCACTAAGGCGGTTACGGGCGCTCCGGGTGGCCTGTCTGATCTGACGGCGTTTGTTACGCAGCGTTGGAATGACCTGGCGGATGCGTTCGAGAAGGCGGTCGATTCGTTTCTGGGGTTGAAGTGGCTTAGGGATGCGCTGACGGGGCTTACTGGGGCGACGGATTCTCAGGTAACTAACTGGGTTCAGCAGTTGTTGACTGCGGCGTCAAACTTGGACGCGGCCAAGGTTATTGGCCTGTTGGCGTCTGCGGTTATTCCGGGCTTGGACGCTTCTAAGATCACGTCCGGCCAGTTCGGTGTGGCGATGATTACTGGTTTGCAGAATTGGTTTGATGCTGTTGCCGGTAAGGCTGGCGCGGTTGTATCAGATGTTGTTACCCGTTTGCAGAATCTTGCGAGTAATGGCCTGTTTGATGCTACTAAGTTGTTTGGGACTTTGTTGGCTTCGTTTATTCCGGGGTTGGACGCATCGAAGATCACTTCCGGCACGTTTAATCAGGGGCAGGTTAATGGCCTACCGGCTATTGCTAATGACTTGGTTACCGGGTTTCAGAACATCTATAACCAGTGGTTTGGCGGTTCTTCGGCGGTGGGTACTCCTGCCGAGGTCGCTACGGCTATCGCGTCTATTAAGCAGGCGGTAGCCAACGGGTACACCGTCGATACGATCACGGCATCGGGAATGTACGCCAAGCCTGCGGCGACGATCAACGAAATTGTTGTGGCGGCAGCCGGTGGCGGTCGCAACGGGGCCAACGGCGGTAACGGTGTTGCCAACAGTGCGGGCGGTCTCGGCGGCAACGGTGGTGTTTCTGGTGGCTACTTAGTGCAGCAGCTTGATCCTGCGTCGATTACGTGGCCGGTGTCGGTCACGATTGGCACAGCCAACAATGACACCTCTTTCGGCCCGTACCTGACTACCTCGCCCGGTGGCGGCGGCATCGCAACCGCGTTCGGCTACACCGGAACTACATCATTGCCGGGCAATGGTGGCAATGGCGGTAACGGTGCTCTTGCGCCTGGTTCAACAACGCCGGGATCGCCCGGAGTTAGTGGCAGCCCTTCTGCTGTTGGTGCGGGTGGCGCTTTCGGTGCCGGTGGGACGGGCACTAACCCTGTTGGCTCTCCGGGCACCAGTGGTGGAACTGTCTCGGCTGGCGCGTCCGTCAAGTGTGGCGGTGGTGGCGGCGGCGGCGGTGGCGGCGGCGGCGGTCACAACTTCAACGGTATTAAGGCCGGTGGTGCTGGCGGGGCTGGTGGTTATCCCGGTGGCGGCGGCGGTGGCGGCGGTGGCGGTGCCGCGAGCGGCAGCAGCGGGGCGGCTGGCGGGGCTGGTGGTGTCGGCGGAACTGGTGTCCTCTGGGTGTTTTGGAAGTAGGGGTAAATGCATACTGCTGAATTGGTTTCCGAGTTTCTTCCGCAGTTCGGCCCGATCACCAACCATTACAGGTGTAGTGACGGCCAGCAGACTTGGTATCTACTTATTACGGTGCCTTCGACGGAATGTTTGCGGCTCATTGAGGGGCTTGGTATTCCATTTGACCTGGCGCACTTGCCGACTCATGTCGATGTGTTCCTGGCCGATGAAAACGCGGTTGTGCTCGATGCTGACATGAATGCGGCGACTGGGCTGACGGCGTTGTGCCGTATAGATGATTGCGCATCGCATGACCAGGCGCTTGCGGCGATGGGCTATGACAAGGTTATTGGGGGGAGTAATGGCTGACGCCGAGGGAGTTAAGTATAAGCGCGGCGCGGTGAAGGTTTCGGATACTGCTGTCGCGATTAAGCGCGATGATGGCTCGGGGCCGATGTCGTGGGCGGTGATGACTATTGATAACGGCGGGCATTATGGGTCTTATGCCGAGGTTGCGGATTGGAAAGATGTATAGCGTCTATTTGTGGCTGATGGCAGCGGAAGTTAAGGCACGGTATTGGCTTAAGGGGGTGTTTGGGTGGCGCTAGTTGCGACCTTGGGGAAGTTTAAGAAAGATCCGCAGGCCGTCTTGGATTGGGATATTGACTGGTCCAAGTGGCTCGCTAAAGCGGGGGACACGATTACTGCGGTGTCGGCAACGGTTACCCCGTCTGGCGGGCTGGCTGTTGATTCGTCTTCTACTACGGCTGCTGCTGTGAAGGTGTGGTTGTCGGGTGGCGTGGCTGGGACTTCTTATCAGGTGACGGTTCATATTACGACTTCTGGGGGGCGTCAGGATGATCGTTCTTTCCAGGTGGATTGCAAGGAAATGTAGTGGCTGATGTTGATGAGGACGTGCAACTGATTGAGGTTCGCGCGTATGCCGAGGCTGTCGTGACTAAGGCGGATGGTTCTACTCGCGAATAGCTTCTTTTTTCATAACTGAATAACAATTTAATAGGGGGTTTTATGGCTGGCGAAGGTATTAGCACTGCCAACCTTGCGAACAAGATTCTTGATCATGTGCGGGGCGGTACTGCGTGGACTCAGCCCGCGTCTTTGTGGATTAAGTTGCATACGGCGGCTCCGGGCGCGAATGGTACTACGGCACCGTCGGCGGTAACGACGCGTTCGCAGGCTACTTATGCGGCTGCCGCGAATGGGACGATTGCGCTTACTGGCACTAACCCGTCGTTTACGATGACGGCGACTGAGACGATTACGCATATCAGCGTTTGGGATAACTCTACGGCCGGTAACTTTTTGTGGTCGGCGGCGTTGGCGCAGTCACGAAATGTTGTGGCGACGGATACTTTGACGCTTACGTCTGCTGGTTTGACGTTTGGTCCTTTGGCGGCATAAATGGCGCTGGGTCTGACGACATATTCGACGGCAGGCTCTTTCACGTACACCTTGCCTACCGACGCCAACCGGGTTGATGTAATTCTGCTCGGTGGCGGCGGGGGTGGTGGCGGTGGCGACGGTGGTCTTGGATCGACTGGTGAGGGCGGCAAGAAAGGCACCTATCAGGTGCTTACCTTGGTGCGGCCGGATGGTGGCGCGTGGGCTGCCGCGACTGTTACTGGTTCTGTGGGGTCACCGGGTGCGGCGAGTCCTGCTAAGGAAAAGGATGGCGGTGCAGGCGGTAATTCTACGGCCACTTTCAACGGGAGTACGACGACCGCGAATGGTGGTGCCGGTGGACTTGGCGCTTATGCCGGGAATGGTAAGAATACGCCGGGCGAGAGTCCCGGTAACCAGACCTATAACGGGCAGACGTACGTAGGCGGTACTGGCGGTTCTGCGAATAACGCTGGCACTGATCCGGGGGCTGGCGGTGGTCCGGGCTCGGGTGGTTCGTTTGGTTTCGCGAATGCCGGTAAGGCTGGCGGTGCGGGCCGGGTGTGGTTCTACGCCTGGTATGCCCCGGTTGCTTGGACTGCTGTCGCTGATACGTCCGTGACGGCCAGCTCGTCTGGTCAGGCGACGATGGGTATGACGGCGGCGGCGAGTCTGTCGGTGACGGCTACGACTGCGGCGTCTGTTTCGCGCGGCCAGTCAATGGCGGCGAATCTTGGCGTTACCGCTACCCCGAATATGGGTCAGCAGTATGGGGCTAAGGCGCAGGCCGCGATGTTCGTTAACGCGGTGATGACTGGCGCGGCGCAGAGGACCGCTAACGGTGTCGCTGATCTGTCGGTGGTTGCGATGATGACGGCCGACACGACTAAGGCGAAGATCGTTGTTGGTGATCTGGTGGTGTCTTTGACGCCGAATGCTGTTATGTCGCAAGGCCAGAACATGCAGGCCGCGTTGGCGGTTACGGCGGTGTTGTCGGCGGCTGCCGCGCGCGAGGTTTCGGTCTCGGCGCTACTCGGGGTGACGGCTTACACGTCGGCCGCTGTGTCGAACAACGGTCTGATGAATGCGGACCTTGCGGTGTGGGCGTTCCCGACTGCTACGGCGGTTCGGACGGTGAATGTGCAAGCGCCCCTGGCGGTGTCTCTGACGCCTTCTGCTGATGGGGTGGCCGGTGATACCGGGGCCGCGGATTTGGCGGTTACGGCGACGATGAGCGCGGCGGCACGGGTCACCAGGTTGGCTCAGGCTGATCTTGCGGTGGTCGCGGTTTCCGACGCGGTGTTGTCGGCGCTTGTGACGGCTCAGGCCGATTTGCATGTGCTGGCGTCTATGTGGGTACAGGTGTCCACGCCGCGCGAGATTATCGATGTTCCTGCCGAGTCTCGGCTTGTCGTTGTTCTGCCGGATAACCGTCTCTTGGTGGTCGATGAATTCGACCGCGTTATGTCTGTCGCTTTCGATGACCGGGGGGTTGTTGTGGACGAAGTTAATTACATGGTTTCAGTTTCTGCGGAATCGCGGTCGATGGCTGTTTCGGCTGATGACAGGTCTGTTGAGGTTCCGGCGGAGAGGACTGTTGCCACTGTCTAATTGCCTTAGGGGGTTATTAGGTGTTGGGTTTTGATCCGTCGCTTGACACTGTGTGTTTGTCGGCGGGGTCTAGTTTCGATATTCCCGAATGGCAGTTGCGGGGTAAGTATCCGCAGGGTAGTGAAGCGCAGATTACGTTTACGGATGATGTTGGCGCTGTTCTAGCGCAGTTCGATGGCCGGGTTGGTTCTACGGGTGTTGCGTTCACTCAGGATGAGCCTGATGTTCGGGCTATTCCGCATGGGGCGCATTTCGAGATTCTGTTGACTTATCCGGATGGCCGGATTGAGCCGTTGCGGTATGGGATTGTGGTTCGTAAGGAGCCGCGTTACCCGTTGTCGGTTGTGGTTTCTCCGGAGGATGCGGCACGTCAGTTTACGGCTGATTTCAGCGGTAACTATATCGGGCCTATGTGGCGTCCGATGGGCGGCAATGGTGTTTTGGGTATCCATGATCATTCGATTATCGGTAAGCCGAATTCGATGGGTCCGAACTTTCCGGTGTTTACGTCGGCGGCTGCGTTGTGGCGTTGGCCTATGTCGATGGATTCGGTGACGATCAATACGAAGGTGTTGAACGTCGGTGCCGGTAAGTACAACGTGGTTGTCTGTTCCGATTACGCGATGGAATCCTATTTGGGTATCCAGTTCGAGACGGGGATTGTGAACAATAAGGTTCACGTGATTACGGGCACTGGTCCGACGACGTGGACGTATTTGGGTGATCCGGTGAATAACACGGTCGCTAATGATGACACGTATGCGGTGAAGTACAACGCGTTGTCTAGCACGATCGCCTGCTATAAGGGTACGTCGTTGACGCCGCTTGTTTCTTGGACTGATACAGGTAACACGATTCCGCATGGTGAGGGTTTCCGGTATACGGGCCTTTCGTGGAATACGGCTTTGTTGTCGCCTGGTGTTGAGCCTACGGCTTGGGAAGCTAAGGACGGTGTGTAGTGAATCTTTCGGAACGGCTGGATAAGTTTCAGGAGCAGATCGCGGAGAAGATTGCCGAAAGGGTCGCGGACAAGATTCCGGATATCACTAACCATATCGCTGACTCGATTATTAACGAGTTGGGCGATATTGGGGAGAGTATTTCCAAGGGGATTATCGCTCAGGTGTCGGGGTCGATTAGGGATTTTGTTAACGGGTTGAATCCGTTTAAGCGCATTGGGGGATAGTGGGTGCGAAGGATGATTATGCCCGCGCTGTAATTGCGGAGGGTAAGCGTCGGGGGATTACTCCGCGCGGTATTCAGATCGGGTTGGCGACAGTTGATGTGGAATCCGATTTTTACATGTGGGCCAATAAGAAGGTTCCGGAGTCATTGGCGCTTCCGTATGACCGGATTGGCTCTGACGGTTTCAGTGTTGGCCTGTTTCAACAGCAGATTGTCCGGGGCGCTAATGGTTGGTGGTGGGGGGATTGTGCTACGTGCATGAATCCCACCCTTTCGGCGGGATTGTTTTTCGACCGGCTCGCGAAGCTGCCTTATAACGATCCGGGCCGTAGTCCGGGTTCTTTTGCGCAGCAGATTCAACAGTCGGCATTTCCTGATCGGTATGACCAGCGTTTCGCGGCTGCGGTCGATTTGTACAACAGGCTTGAGGGGGGTGTTGTGGTCGATAGGCCAGATTTCAATGAGTATGCGGTGTGGTCGCCTAACTCGCAATCTCGCAGTGGCGCGAAGATTGACCTTTTCCTATTTCATACCGAGGAGGGCAATAGTAACGCCGATCAGTTGGCGAATGGGATTCTGAGTGATCCGGCTCCGGGCGGTAACCCTGCTAACGCTGTTTCTTACCACTACACAATTTCGATGGACGCCAAGGATAAGGGCGTCACCGTTTGCGATGTGGTGGATACCGACGAGGCGTCATGGTCGGTCGGGAATGCAAACAACCGCAGTATCAACCTGTGTTTCGCAGGTTCTAAGGCTGCGTGGACGCGTCAGCAGTGGTTGGACAATGCCGGTAAGGCGATTGATGTTGCAGCCTATTTGGCGGTGCAGGACTGTAAGAAGTACGGCATTCCGATAAAGGTTGTTGCGCCTCCGTATAACTCGGGGGCGCCGGGTATTAGTGATCACAATTATGTGACCGTTGTTCTTAAGTGGGGCTCGCATACGGATGTTGGCCCTAATTTCCCGTGGGACGTGTTTACGGCTGCGGTGAATAAGTATGCCGGTACCGGAACGGTTGTGACGCCGGGTGACCCTAAGCCGGTTGAGCCGACGTTGGCCGACATTTACGCGTACGTGCGTGACATTAAGGCGCAGCTTACGGGGTCTCCGGAGCTGGGTCAGTATCCGGGATTCAAGCAGCTCGGCGATAAGACGCTGATTGATGCTGTGGCTTCCCTGATGGGGGGTAAGTAATGGCGTGGCGTGGTTACGAATTTGGGATGACTGATCCTAAGGATGCTGCCGGGAACATTATTTCAGGCGGAATGATCTGGAAGATTCAGGACAAGCTAAAGCGTAAGTATCCGTCGTATACGGGTGCGGTTGCGGTGTCGGGTATTTATGACCAGGCCACTAAGTCGGCGGTTACTGAGTTTCAGTCTCGTACGGGTATTGAGGCTACGGGTATCGCGAATTATGCGACGTTGGTTCGGATGGGTGTTGTTCAGGCAACACCTGTCCAGCCGCCCGCGCCGCCGATTTCGATTGTGCACTTCTCGATTAATGGTGCCGGGTCGACGTGGGATATGGGGTATCCGTATGACATTGGAGAGGCGATTGAGCCTGGTGTGCCGGTGGAGCGGCGTAAGTGCTACCACCAGCCCATTGGGTACGACACGTCACCTGTGCCGATGTCTCGCGGTGTGAAGGACGGCGTTAACGAGCTGATCCGTCAGTTGAATATGCCGCGCGGGCCTAAGGGTGAGAACTGTACGGTGATCCCGTGGTGCGCTACTGCGTACTCAATGGGTGCCATTGTGTTTATGACGGTGCTTATGCGCGTCCTGTACGGCGATTTGCAGCAGTTCAAGGCAACCTACATGGGCAGTAACGCGTTCGGGAATCCGACGAGGCAGCATGGGCATACGTTCCCTGGTTGTAAGTATTCGGATGGCGAGGGAATCGTCACACCTAACGCGCACGACTGTCCGGTGGAGCATTGGGATTTCATTGCCGATAAGTCGATAGAGGGTTCGCCGGGCGATGACCTGTACGGCAACTTGAATAAGGCTGGGTCAACAGCCGATCAAGTCCAGGACATGCGCGCCATCTGGGATATCGTAAATACAGGTAACCCGTTGAATTTGGCTAAGCAGGTTTGGGATTTGGTTTCGAGCCCGACATGGCATGAGGCTAAGGGTGCGTTTGATGCGGCGTGGGCCGCGTTGGAGTTCTTTGTTGTTAAAGGCGTGAGCCCGCATACGACGTATCAGTTTATTAAGCCGATTGACGGCGATCCTCGGGATTGTTGGCAGATCGCACTACAGCACATACAGGACATTGTTGCGAGTGTCCCTGTGCGAACTTAGGGGGAAACAGTTGTTGGTTTATGACGAGCAGATTAGTCCGCTCGATGACTCGTACGACGGCGATAAGGTCGCGATTTTGGCGGCTGTCGGCCGGAGGATCGATAAGCATTTCGCATTGAACTACGCGTGGGCTAAGCACGCTGCGGACACGGGGAAGCTGAAAGAGATTGCGGTTGTGGTGCTGGTCGACGGCACGAACTGGGTGCACACCGTGGCGGCGGTTCGGGCCGCTCTGGCGGCTGCCCGTTTGCATCCGGCCGCAAGCTTCCGGGTCCATGTTGAGCCGGGCGGCGCATCGACTACGGCAAGCAAGGTGCTTGAGGTGCTAGGTGCAGAGTTGTCGGCGCTGGTTGAGCCGGTGGCCGATAAGACGAGCGCGCGGGGACGGCGTTCGCAGGGCAAGGATGATGATAAGGGGGAGTAAGTGAAGGTATTTGGTCGTAAGCCATCGGAGCTACGCAAGACTGCGGTGATTGTGCTGGGAGCAGCATTAGTGCTGGTAGCAGCCGTGCCGGCCGGTTTGCCAGCGCAGTTGGCGGGAGCGATTGCGGCGGTCGGATTGGCAGCTAAGGCGCTGCATTTGTATCTGACTAATCCGAGCGTTGCGGAGTTGATCGACTCTACCGACGACACGTCCGGCTAGGGGGTAGTCAGTGGGGGCGGATTTGGCTGAGCTGCTAAGCGGCCATTTGGGGCATTGGCCTCTGGTGGCGTGTTTGGCTGCTTTGTTGTTGCTTATCTGGCTATGTGTCCGTTTCCTGGCGTTGACTTCGGAATCATTCAGTAGGGCGCTGGGTCCGATTGGTAAGTTCATTCGGGCTCGGCGCGCTCTGACTAAGGCAGAGGCAGACATTCTTAAGCGCCAAGTGATTCATTTGGACGGGCGTGTGCGGTCGCTGTTGTATCGGGATGAGTGCTATTTCGCGTATATGTTGTCGGATCAGGAATGGCATCACAGGTATGAGTTGAAGGCGGCTGCTCACGGGTGGTCGTATGAACGTCATGTGCCTTTTCTTGAGTTCCGCGATAGGTGGATGCGTGAGCGAGGATTGGAAAAGGAACTAGAGCTTTGGAGGTAACTATTTATTCACCGGACGTGCCGTGTGTGGCGTGTTCGACTACTAAGCGTCAGTTGGATAAGAACGGTATCGAGTATGTTTCGGTGGTTGCGTCTGCTGAGCAGGTGGAGCGGTTTAAGGCTGATGGTTTTTCGGCGTTTCCGGTGGTGGTGGTTGATTGCGGCGATGGTGCCACGTGGTCATGGTCGGGTTTCAGGTTTGATGATGTGAAACGGTTGATTGAGCTAAGTGATGCTAAGGCGGCTAAGGCTGCTTAGCGTGAGTTACAAAGTCTTCGGGCGGGTTAGTGTTTCCCTTTTTGGTTTCCCCAAGGGTGCACTAGCCCGCCCGATTTTTTTTTGCGTCTTGGGCAGACTGGGCGAGTTAGGACACAACCGGGGGGTATGTTGGTTACCGCCCAGCCTGCGACCAAAAGCTTACCAGGGATGAGAACCTTAGGACGCGCTGTGCCGTATCCACCAGAAGAGGGCTAGCGCGGCTGCTGATGCAAAATAGATATATAGCAGGCCCTTTGAGACTGTCTTTCTATTTAAGCACGAAACTGCGATTACAAATCCCGCGACGGCGATAACGCGCCCGATAAAGACGCAGATGCTACCCAGAGCTGCCGGAAATTCCGCGTAGTCAGAGGGGAAGTATTTCTTGGCGTACTGGACGGAAGTAAACCCTACAGCGAGCGCGACGAAGCTGATGGCATTGGAGCATATAGCTATCCCCCACCAGGGGGCACTATCGGCAGGCTCCGCTTTGGTCTCGCTATATTCGCTATCTTGAGTCATTGGGCCATCCTGGTACGGCAGGCTCGGCTTTAGGGGGCGAGTCAAGCAGGGCGTCAGATATTTGTTTTCGCTGACTTCTGGTGTGGGGCATGCTGCCATCGCATCGGAATTGCAAACTGTCAGCCATGTTGACCACGGAACTTATCTTGTCGATCTGCCAACCGTTGAACACGTCTTCAACGGGAGCGGGTAGCGGTCCCTGCTGCGGTGCCATCCTTGGGTAATCTCCATGCTTGCTAAATTCAACTCGTCTTACGAATGGAGACGTAGGCAGCGCGTGGAACTTGCCAGTTTTATCGGGCGCAGGGTAGAAAACGTTGTACATGCCTTCGCAGATGTACGCGCTGTACTGATTATCCGTGCGATCTATTTCGAGAATATGAATGTAGCCATTGCCGAAAAATGGGCCAGTGCTGGGTAATTTACTCCACTCTTCTTCGGTCTGCTCTGGCCGCAATTGATTGTCCCTGTCACCTGCGGCGACCGACTGATCGAAACCGGGATAGAGCTTGGCGGGAGGGGTTCTGGTCAGACGTCCGATATCCCAAGACTCGATGTAAGCGCGCATTACTACTGCGGGTGCGGTAGTTAAGTCAATGCCAGGTTCGGCGGTCCAGCGGAACCGGAAGTCATTGAGGGCACTCGGCCAGTTGAGAAATGCGGATACTGGCGGTATGGGTTCCCCAGGTGAGCAGCCGACGATAAGACACAGACTCGCCACCGTCGCCGTAACCCATCTCCGGAGCATGACTTATGATACCCGGCGATTTTCTAGCGTCCAAATTGGTTCGGTGTATGGGGTAACGCGTCCCTGTATGCGTCACCCCACTTGTCGATATTTTCGCTAATACCGGTTCCAAGATACTCGCGTATGCGGTTCATGGTCTCGCCTGATGAGTCCCCGTAGCTTGGGAAGCCATCTGGAAATACGCTCCTGTTTCCATATCCTTGTTCGAATAGTTGTTGCGCGATGTGGTACTGAATTGCGTTGGTGTCTTTGACAGGAATATGCGAGTCTATGAACTGTTCTGGCGGCTTACCGAGTAACATGTCTTTTAGCATATTGTCGCCGCCCGGCATCCGGCCGATGTTATCCAATACGTCCTTGACCTGCGGTATCTCGCCGCCCGCTTTTTTAAGCAGATCGAAAGCATCGACTTTACTTTGGTAGGCGTCCATCGCGTTCTTGTAGTCAATCCGACCATCTTGGGCGTGGGCCATCGCAGACCCGACATCATCAAGTCCTTGCAAACGCCCGCCTGCTACCAAAGATTGGACATCAGGTCGCGGGCCTTCCGAGATTGAGTGCGCGTACTTATCTTGGTAAGCCAACACGTTCTGATCCACAGAACCGTGCAATGCCTTAGCGGCGTCCGAATTTCCTTCTAAGGTTCCCATCACGTCACGGGTGTGCGGCATATTTTGATCGAGGGGTTGGCCGTTCTGCATTGTGTCGAGAGGGCTGAACCCGCGTGTGTTGTCGAGGTTCTTTCCGACCATATCGTCGGTAAAGTGTTCGTTGGCCTGTCCGAGCTCCTTAGCCAATTCAGGGTTTAGTTCGGCGAATGTTGCTTTTTCATCCGGAAGGAACACCTTATCTGTGTTATGGAATGGAAGCTCGGAGAGTTCCTTAGCATGGTTGCCGATGTACTGATCGAACGCGTGGATTGTTTCTCCGGCCCGCTGTGCCGCCCCGGCCTGAGTTGGGTCATTTGCAACGTCGTTAACGCCGTGGGCCAACGCTCCGGCTCCGGCTCCGTTGTCATTCCAGTCTTGCTTGAGTAGTTCGCCAATGAATTTGTCATTGGGCTTACTGCCATCGACACCGGCAACTAGATCGTGAGCTGCGATGTTGTCGCGACCGGCTGCGGACAGCATGGATTGGATTGCCTCGCGCGAGTCCTTGATCGGTCCCGCTACTGCGCCGTCTCCGGAACTCCACGTCTTCTCGGGCATCTTGTCCAGAAGCTCGCTGGCCTGCTTTAATACCGCGTGGTCAAGGGGTGATCCGTGCATGAAGTCCGAACTACCCTTTGCCATGATCGCTGCCAGATCCTTGCGGTCGGCAAGTTGATCTTGGAACTGCACCGCGTTGGCGTGGCTGTCAAGTTTCGGAGTGTTGGCCGCTACGTTCTTGATGCCGTCCGGCAGGCGGTCGAAACTACCTTGCATTCGGGGCATCCCGTCCTTGCCGGGGGCTTGCACCTTGGGGTCGCCAATCATCTGGAAGCCGTTCATCATGTTCCGGGCGTCCGGTTCGGAAACCTTGTTAAGCATCATGTCTTTAAGCTGCTGAATGTTCTGGCCGTCCATGGACCGGGAGAATGAATTCAGGTAGTCCATTGATGACTGGGGGATGGTGAGCTTCCCAGCCTCCCAAGCTTTTTTCTGTTCGTCGCTTAGGTGGGTTATCTGCTTGATACGGTCGAGAACTTCGGCGGGCGGCGGCTTACCTTCGGCAAGTGCTTTCTTGACGGCCTGGGCGTCCTCAGAGCCTTCTTTGACCCCTGGTGGAATCTCGCCGCCCGTGCCCGCCTTGATGGCGTTGGCGAACTCCATGTTCGCTTCTTCCAGCTCGGCAACGACCTGCAATATGCCGTTCTGGGAGTCGACGTAATGCTTGTCTGCGGCGGCGCGCTCTTCCTTGCCCCATGTGTCACTGTATTTCGGCGGGCTCACCGTGTTGGTATCTTCGTCCACATGGCACGGGTAGTGTCCGGACTCGGCGAACTGGATTGCCTCGCGAATGTGTTTCGCAACCTCGATAGCGCGTAGCTCAGCCGCCCACGCGGTGATAGCCAGCTCGTTGTCTTTAACCTTGGAGGCGTCGAATGTAGTTATGTGCCGCCCAAGAGCCTCGCGCGCGGCCTCGCCGCCCTCGCCCTCCCAAGTCGATGCGTTCTTAATTGCCGCTGCCTCGTCGGCCGCGTTGCCGGTGTGCATTGCACGCTTCTGTGCGGCTTGCCCGAATTGGTGGATCAGCTCGGGGAACTTCTGCCCCTGCCTCAAACTTAGCCCCGTCATGGATTCCCCCTACTGTGGATTGGCCGACTTAATGTCCTGCGCGGATTGCAAGTCTTGGTTTTCGTACTTAGAGGCACCGAGTATGTGCCGGTAGCTTTCGCTTTGCAGGTTCTCGTGGTGGGCCTTGGTCTCGTGCTCCCAGTCCTCTACCAGGGCGTTGATAGCGGCGAATGCTGGACCGCCTGAGAAGCCTTCCGCGATGTCGGCTACGTCTTGGTGGACTCGCTTGTGGCTGTTGCTTAGGTCGGTGGCGGCGGCGTCCAGCCGGTGGCCGTGCATGCGCAGCTCAGTGACATCTACCTTCAGTCCGGCCATGGCGGTTCTCCCAGTGACGTTGATCACGATTGTTTGCGGAAGCCTAGCATCGTGGCCGTCCGGGTGCCTACGGGTAGAACGTCATTACAGAAATCGCTTAAGTCTTAGTGCCTACTAGGTCCGGCAAAATGGTGTAGCGTCCCTGGTACGCCTTCCGTGGTTGGTAGGTCGTAACCCCAGCGGGCCGGTGTGGGTTTGGACGCCTTTCTCGGCCCGCTGGGTCTTATCAGCGTCTATTCGGCTGACACTGGTTTCCGGGTGCGGACGAATCCGGCCCCGATGAGAATCAAGATCCCGACGCCTGCTAGCCCATACACCGCAAACTGTACGGTTTCCCGTTTGGCGTCACACGTGGCCCGATAGTCGGTCGGTGTGCCGTCGCGGTGACGGGACGTTTGGGTGGCTTCCCAAGCGCCCGGAGTATCTGGGTGACGGAGTGTTCCACATTTGATGGTGCGCCCACCTGCCGACACGGACGGCTCGTACGCGGACAGTCCAATGCCGACAACGACGAGGACCGCGCCGACGAGTGCAGCAAAGATACGGGGACTCACGTGGATTCTCCTGACCAATGTTGGGCGTGGGCTGTGATCAGCCAGCCATTGATCTTGGCGTAGTCCGGCTCAGGCGGCAATGGTGACTTGCCCTCGGCCGCGACGAGCTGGTCCCGGTAGTGATCAATCGCCCCCAACACTTCCGCCTCCGGCACCCTGCCGTGACGAATGTCGAGTAGGTAGTTCCGCTCCCGGTCGACCATGGGCATAGTCATCGTCTGCTTAGTAAGCATCTCGTGGCCCTGTATGAGCAGCCGGAGCGCGTGGAACGCGGCCTTGGTGTCGTATCCGTGCTTTGCGATCAGTTCTGGCCGGTTTGTGCGCGGCGCGCGCTGGCCGGTTAGCCGGGCGTACATGCTGTCCGCGTACCCGATATGACGGGCCGCGAGCTTACGTGACAAGAACATGTCACGGACTTTCTGTAGCCCGATCTTGTCTGCGACTTTAAGCACCGGAGTGAACAGGAGCGTCATCACTGTTGGGTTTCCATCGGTGACTAGCCGAATATATTTACGCAGCCCGTAATAAGTAACTTCCGAGTCTCCGGCCTCTGACTTGATGCCCTCGGGCTTATCGCGGTCGCGGACTGCGCCTTGTTCTGGTTTGTGTCCGATAAGACTTTCGGGTGGGTCGAGGTAGAGGCCGATGTAGTCGTGATCGGATTCGGGTGTTCCTAGTCCGTGGGCTGTGGACCCAATTTCGCCGACGATAACGGGTTGCATTTCTACCTCCTTAGGTTATTAGTGGGATTGAACCGGGAGTCAATTTTAGGCTGACTCCCGGTCCTTTCCCGTACCAACCACCTAACCCACCACGGTTAGGAGTTCGCAGGCTCCGGAGCGCTTTCCTCCGCAGTCTTGGGCTTGCGCGGTGCTCGTGCCTTTGTTTCTTCCGCCTGCGGCGTTCCGTGCGCGCCGTTGTTGTAGGCGTTAACCACTTCTTCGGGAATGCGGCCACGGGTGGATACCTTGTGTCCGTTCTTGGCTGCCCAAGTGCGAATTGCGGCGCTCTGCTCACGATCCATGCGTGCAGGTCCGCGTCCGCTTCCACGGTGAGTTCCGCGACGACTACGGCCACCTACCCGGCGTGCGTGCTGTGCCCATTCTTCGATCTGCTTGCGCAGCTTTTCAGCGTTCACGTTTGCAAGATCAATTTCGTAGGTGATGCCGTCGATACCGAATTCAACGGTTTCGTCTGCGGTGCGGTTTTCGTCAATGTCGTCAATGAGGGTGACGGTGGTCTTGCGTGCCAT